TTCTATGCCCCATACTCGCAAGCCTCATTCATACTGCCACGCGATTTGGCCGTTGACAATCGGCGTGGTTTCTGCCGCAAACAGCGCTTCGCCACGGGCCATGTAGGTCGTGTAATTGCTATTCGCAACATTGACTGCATTAGTACGATTAAGTGCTGTATGGATATCACTAGTTGTTGCAGCTCCAAGCTCGCTTGCGGTTAAAGTAACAACGCCTGTTTGTCCGTTAACGCTTGTCACGGGATAAGGAGGCGGATTAGTAGCGCTGTATTGCCGCACATTGTCTACGTTCCCAAGCCCGACGTCGGATTTTCCGAGCGTCACCACGCCGGTCTTGCCGTTGACACTGGTGACGGGGGCGGTCTGCAATGCGGTTTCTGCCTTGCCTAAGCTCGACTGGACGCTACTGGACAAATCTGATTTTGGGATTCCACCCGTTGGCATTGTATATTTCTCTTCAACGTCTTTTTTACGAGGAATGGATAAATCCTCGCTATATCTTCCTAAATTCTTCATGACGTTCCTCCAACATGGCCTCCCACGGTATTTCACGCGGGAGGCGTTGCGTTCATCATCCGATTGCAACGGCACGGTACGCTCCGGCGTTCAGAGAAGTCACGCTTGCGTCAGTCTGGTTGATGGTGATCGTAATGCTGTTATCAGTGCCAATTACTACATCAGTCAAAACCATTGCATTTGTAGCCGTTTCGTATACCTGCACCAGCATCGGAGTCTGCGGGCCATTTGTCTGTGCGGCGATCTGCCAAGTGAATGCGCCGCCGGTTGCGGAAAGCACTGGATTCAAAATGGAATACTTGTGCAGATTTTCAGGAGCGGCCTGCCACGTCGGAGCCTGTCCTTCTCCGTTGGAAGTCAGAACCTGACCAGCTTCGCCGCCTGTCGTCGGTGCATAGAATGTTGGGTTCGGCGTTTCTGTACCGTTCTGTGTAATGGTATTCTTGGTTGCGCCCTCGGCAACGGTGCCCAGTTTTGTCTTGTCCACTTTGCTGAACTGCGTATAGGTTTCGCCCTCGCCGATATCGTCCTGTGTCAGAACAACAACTCCGGTTTTTCCGTTTACAGAGTTCACGTCAGACGGATTGCAGAGAACATAAACTGTACCGCCCCAGCGGTACTGCTTGTTCTGGTAGCTGCCTTCCGTCATGATGATATAGATTTTGCCGGTTTCCGGGGTCAGCGGAGCGCCGCCCTCAGTAGCAGAAAGCCAATCAGCCGCTCTCGGCGTAGTGCCAACGATATACGCCTCAACGACATCATCGACATAGCTGGGCAGCTGGCCAGACGGAACAAGACCGTCTGCGCCGAGGGTTGCAACGCCGTTCGGCTGCCCCTTCTCAGATGCGGGAATCTTGGCATTAAGCTGTGCCTGTGCATCGGATGTAAGGCCGGTAATGTACTGTGCGCCAACAATTTCAACGACTTCTGCCGCCGTGATGTGCCCGGCATTATCGATTGTGAGAGAAACCGTGTGCGTTGCATCGCCATACTGGCCGGCAGTCGCACCGGAGAATACATGGCCGAGCGTGATAATCTTGGTTGTGCCGTCTGCGTTGACATGAATCCACTTATCACCAGACGCAAGAGAGAACGTATCGGTCTTGCTGGTCGCAGAAACCGTTGCCGCTGCATTCTGGCCTGCAACTTCGGTGGTGTCATTCGTACTCTGCTTCGGAATTGTGATGTTGGAGAACGCGTTCTGGTTGACTTCACCGCCTCCGGCTACTGCATTCTTAACAGCAGTATCGAGCGCAGCAAATGCTTTCTGAAGCGTATCACCATCGGCAATATAGCCACCATCGACCGGCTGATAGTCGTTCAGCGTAAGTTCTACGACTTTCTTTGTTGTGACAGTTCCATCCGTTCCGAGTCCAACAATTACTGCTCCGGTACTTCCCGCTTGACTATAAACAACGCCTACCGGCTTCCACTTTTCGCCGTCGTACTGATAAATAATCTTATCGTTTGAGTTGGTATAGACCTGCCCAAACTTTGGGTTCGCAGGGGCCGTAGCCAGCGGCTGAAGCACCGCATTCTGAATTTCGTTTTTGTTGAGGTCAAGGTTTGTAAGAACGCTTCTACTCATTGTAAGTTTCCTCTCTTTCCGTGTTCAGGTCAGTTGAGATATGCTTTTCCAGAGAATGGAGCAGTAAACACAACGGACAATTTGTTCTTGTCAATATACTGCACATCCCCCACAACTTCTGTACCCGCGCTATCCGCAACTGATACAGAGGGGTATTTGCCGAGATTGTGCTGTATCGTCCATAAATCGGACGCTACATTTTGTGTGAATGCGAAGTGGAGGTCATCACCTGCTCCAACACCGATATTCGCGCGTGCACGCTGCTGTTCTTCTGGTGTAAGGTTTTGTTCTACATCGTATCGGACTGCGCCCAATGCGGCATTTACGCCCGCCGCCATTACCGTTACACTAATGTTTCCATTTACCGCGCCGATTTCAACCGGAATATCATCTGTGACTGTGCCGCCCGATGAATCCGCATCGATCAGAATGCCACGGTTCGCAGCTGTCAGGATTCGGATTTGACGTCCGATGCCGCCAAAGATATTTCCGCCTTTGAATTGAATTCTCGCCTGCGGTTCCACATTCCCGCTCATGGCGAAGGATTGCTCCTGCTCTACTGGGAAAAGCCATTTCCCACTCTTGTACGTTACATCGCCCGGATACTGTCTGGACAGTTTTCCGAGGTTTAGGACAACGATTTCCACCATGTCCTCCGTGATGAGCGTGCCGTCCAACATTCGCAGGACAAACGGCATGGAGTAACTATCACCTTGCATAATTGAAATTGCCATATCAGATACCCTCCAGACCGATTTCTACGCTTGCTGTGTATTCTCCAAATGTCGCCGTCACCTTCAACGGTGCATCACTTGCGGACCAGCAAGTAATCTGTGTGCTGTTCCCTGCTTCCGTCGCAGTGTAAGACATCGTATCTGCACCAGAATAGGCGAACGTTATTTTATCTAACCGTTCTTCTCCGTTTTCAAAATACGCGGCTTCTATTGTGACGGACTCATATGGGCGAAGCTTGTCCGGAATATTCCCTAGGAACGCGACCTCGTTTCCACTTTCTGCAGGAACAACGGTTATTTCGTATTCCTCTCTGATGCTTCGATTCTGTTCTAGCGTACAGGTCACTGTGCAAGTCCCCTCAGTTACGCCGAAAACGCTTCCATCCATACCAACGTCCGCAACATTTGTGTCGCTGCTTTCCCAAATGTAGCTGACTGGATGATCGTAGTCATGGTCTGCGTCCTTCCCCATTCTGATGCTGACAGCCTCTAGCTGCCCTGTAGCGCCACTTTTTATGATGGGGTTTCCCTTCACCCGAATTTCCCATGAAAACGTCTTTCCGCCTGCCACATGGTTTTCCATATCGTCAATTTCTTCGTTCGGCGGTTCATATCTAGCCGTGAATTCAAGCAGCCGGACTGAATCATAATCTCCAGTAAATTCCTGTGCGTAATCGCCGAAGCCGGTGATGTGGTATGCAGCTGACCCAAGAATGATTCTGCTGTTTGTGTTAAGCTTTTTTGTTTCTTCGTTTCGCTGGCATATGATATTAACATAGCCCTTTGTAATAAGGGCATATTCTTGCATATCGCTTTCGTTTGCTGTCAGGATTGCCTTTTCGACACATATCGGTTCTTTCAGGAGATTTCCGTACCAGTCCAGATGGTTCCACGTTGACCGACAGCGTTGTGCAACTCCGTTTCCAGTTGCGTTGGAAATGTTCTGCGGGTTTGTGACAAGCCAAATGCTTCCCATTGCATCGATTTTTGTCCCTTCCGGCACATACTCAATGCTTTCATCGGCAAATATAACGTCCTTGTAATCATCCTGCTTACGGAGCGTCGATGCCGTTTTTGGTGCTATGTCCGCCATACGAATGGATGTAGTTTCCCACTCATAAAACGCATCTGGGTTCAATCCCTGCACACGCGCCTCGATAAAGTCAGAAGCATACTTCGCATATTGATGCACAAACTCTGCGCTTGGGTCTCCGAAATACTGCTTCTGTCGGCCTCTATATTGCGATGGGGTGTTCCTGACTGCTGTTTTCAGGTGGCCGGAAGCAATCAATCCGTTCTTGATATTGTCTGATAGCGGCATGATGTCCAGCCCCCCTTCCGATGTTTCTTAGAGCAGTGTGAACACGCGCCGCATGGGATTTACCTGACGCATATACGCGCATTCTTGCTCATACCCACGCAGTTCACCATAGAATAATTGTAAGTTTTCCTTGTACCGAGCCGTTGATTCCTTCATGGTGGTGTTTTCGTTCGGTGTATTAAAACTCTTATCCTTTATTTTCGGTTGGATGTTCAGCCATTCACGGTTAAATCGGTTATCCCATGTCACCGCGACGGCCAATCCCAATAGACGTTTCTGTTTGAGCGTAAGTTCGTGATAAAAGTGGCCGTCTGTATAGAAGTCCAAACGATATTCGATACCTGCGTTGTCCTGCTGTGGAAATGTTACATTTCCCGTTTCGGAGTCGTAGGTAAAATCCGTGTATGGGACGAGCGAAGCGTCTCCATTTCGTGCGTACTGCACACTTACGCAGCTACAAAGTTCATATCCAACTTTTCCTGTCTGAATCGTTGTTTCCTGCGTTGTACTGGTCTGTTCGCTTGTCCAATCGAAATCGGAATATTGGGGTTCTTCAAGTCCTTCTGTCAGGAACACAAGCAGTTCAGGTGGGCTTTTCAGCATAGGGATTGCCATTTTCACCCATGCGCTCATGCGTCGGAAAAACAGTGCTGCGTCTGTTCTCAGGTCATCTGTCATTCGGTCATCGCCGATGATAACCATGGCGTGATTTGTAATGATATCGCTCCAAGAGGTTCCCATTAGTCCCATTCCTCCTTTTCGTAGGAAGAATCGTTCATGGTGTTTTGGTATTCCTCCCGGATACAATCGGCGGCAGCCTCATCCTCAATCAGAAGCAAAAGAGATTCGATGATGCCGCATAGAGCCTCAATTCTTTCCTTGCTGTCCATGGTTCGACCGCCGCCTTTCCTATATTACGCCTTGACAGCAACAGTGCATTGTGCCTGTCCTGCCAGATAGTTGTCGTTTTCTTCCTGCACGATAGACAGAACCGCATTTCCTGCATTCAGTCCCTCTATGGTGACGGTGGTGTTGTTCACAACTGGGCTGATTGCTACCGCAGAAGGGTTGCTGTTTTCGATGGTAAACTGACTATTTGATGCAGTCGTAATCGTGAATGTTTCGGTTGCACCAGCGGACATTTCGATTGCTTCCGGACTGACGCTCAATCCAGCACTGGCCTTTGCAATCGTCCACGGAACAATGATGGTTCCCTTATAGTTTCCGATTCCGTCAATTCGGAGGGAATATGCTCCGGCGTTCGTACCTTTGTTGTCTGATACAATGTAGTCCGTGTCAGCCGTAAGCTCTGTTCCACCGAGCGTCACGCTTGTAACCGTTTTGGTTTGTTCACTTCCCGTATAGGTAAGCGCTGTGCTCACCGCAACTGTTGCGCTCTCAATGCTGGTCTTGACCGTTACTGCATTTTCGAGATTATAGAAGAATCCGCTGTTTACTCCGTTTGCCGTAACGATATAGCCGCCGACTTGCAGCTCATACTTTCCAGCATCGACTTCTGGAACTGTATAACCGCCACGAGATACCTTTGCGCCGGTGACAGCGGTAAGCGTAACAACTCCATGCACCCTGTTCTGCGACGCCCATCTGACGTGCATATGGGTAAGTGTCGTAGCTGCACTGAATACGATATATTCAATCGGGCCATAATACCGGACAGTGAATACATCGCCTTCCGGCTTTGCTGTCAGCTGCGTTTCACGGTTCAGTTTTACCGTAAAAGATGCTGCAGCCGTCATTTCGACACCAAGGATTTCTGCCTCTGAACCGTTCCACGGTTGGTCACTGAAGTTGGTTTCAACCGCAGCCCGAACCGTCGGAAGAATGTTTTTGTTCGCCGCGTATGCGGACGCAGGCACAAAGGAAAACTCGCTATAGACAGGACTACTCATGTTAATACCTCTTTCCTGCGCCCGTATGCGGCGCAATGTTTACTGCGCGTCCCGCGCGTTCATTTCTTCGATAATGGAGATAAAGTCACCCCTTTGGTTTTTCGGGGTCTTGCTCATTTCGTTCAGCTTCACGACGATTTCTCGCGTGATGTTTGGATTGCCAAGCGCATATTCTTCCGCGTAGGTCTGCGCGACCATTTTCTTGTGTCCTTCGCAAAGTTTCGGGTAAAGCGACAGCATTTCATCGCTGTATTCCGCCATTCTTGCGAACACTCTCTTGTCAAGGATTTCGCCATCCTTATAGTTGACGCCAAGTGCCTCGCGCTCATCGTCACTCAGTCCGGACACAACGATCAGCCATCTGCGCGCCATAAAGACACGGTTCACGTCCGTCAGAACGCGGGAGAGATCACGGTGCGGCACGTAGAAACTCCCACTCTTGCCTACGATCTGACCGAAGATGCCGCCTTCTCCGAAGAACACAACGTTATCGTCCGCAACAGGAGCTTCCCAAAGGAAATGCACCATTTCGGAGTCATTTGCCACCTGAATAATCTGCGGAGTCACAGGTGTCTGCGGCTGTACATTTGCAACCGCCTTGGCAACCGCATCGGCTACCATCTTCTGCACATCTGCCATCGTGAACGTCGGTTCTACCTGATTGTTCGTTTCCGTGTGAACTTCAACGGTTTCACCCGCCAATTCAGGTGCAACTTCCGTCAGCGGAACTTCGCTTCCGTCGTATCGGATTCCGGTCACATCATCTGCATTGACAGACAGGATATTTCCTTTGCCCGTTTCTGCCTTTTCAGCAGTATTCGAGGTCTGATCTTCTTCCGGAACATCAAAGAAAACATCTTCTTCCTTGACTTCCTCCGCCACAGGCGTTTTCTTCGGTCTTCCGGGTTTCTTTCCAGTGTTCTTGTTTTCAGCCATGTCGCACACTCCTTCCAGATTTAATGGCTATTTTCCTCCACGAATGTTGGCTCCGTCCGGACTCGAACCGTATCTTGCAGCACCATGCAGAGCCATATGGTGCGGGACGGGCTGGAGGTAAAACCCGCCCCGCGAAGAAGGGATTAGACCGTTACATGGCCCACCTTGCTGGAGAACGTTGCAACCGAATCAAGAGCGGTCGTGAGGTTGATGCCCATCTCGAAGTCGGCCGTGCGAGTCGGGTCGATTTCGATGGTAATGGGCGTTTCGGCGTTGTAAGCAATGGTCAAAGGCTTACGGCCGGCAGCAGACAGCATCCAAATGTCGTTTGCAGACAGGATGGTAGTCGGCTCGGTGTTCAGCTTCAGCGGGCTCGCAGCGTCACGGAGCGGCATCAGGCGAACGCCAAGGAACTCACCCAGCATACCGGTGCTGTTGTACTGAGTGCCGAGGAGCATCGCAAGAGCGGCGTCCATATTGACGTTGGTGGAGCCGGTAGCCTGCGTCGGCAGAACCTTGCTCAGAGCAACCGGAGAACCAGTAGCGATGATGGTGCGAAGACCGACGTTGTTGATGGTAGACAGCTTGTTCGCCAGAGAAATCCAGTTCTGGTTGGTGAACGTCTGGTTCAGGTTCGTGGGGATAAGCGTAGTGTCGGCCGCAGCCAGAGTCATGGACTGATTCCACATGCCCATAACCTTCGCATACATACCAGCGACAAGGTTTGCAAAGAACGCGCCGAAGTCGGTGTTGTTACCGACAAGCTGATGCCACTTCGCAGTGATCTGAGCGGTCTTCGGCTGCGGATTCAGCGTGTAATCCTTGCTGTAGAAGCGGTTGCGAGGAACGCTTCTGGATGCACCCCAAGAAGAATCCTGGAAGATGGGAATGTCGTTAGATCCGATGGAGATTGTATGAGTCTCGCCAAAGCCGACCTGAATGGTTTCTGCAAAGAAATCGACGGCTTCGGAGAATACATTGGGAAGAATCGGATAAACAACTTCCTGCCAAATGCCCTGAAGGACACGGTAAAAAGCAGGGTTGCCGTAGAAACGCTGACCGTTTCTCTTGAAGGACTCAAAGTCTGCGGGAGCAGTTTCGCCGGTCTGTGCGCAGCAAATCTTTGCCGCATACAGAAGCTGCTCACGCTGGAACTTTTCGTTCAGTTCCTTGTAGCCGTTCGCGGACAGCATATGGGAAATGCCAGTGGACTGAAGGCCGTTGACGGCCAGCATCGCTTCCTTGCCCGTAAGAGCGTGCTCATAGAAGAGGACACGGCCCTTGGAGACGATATCCGCACGCTGGGCTTCTCCAGCGGAAGCATTCACGCGGAAAACATCAGCAGAAACGCTGTTAAGGTTGATTCTCGGCATTGATATTCACTCCTTCCTTATGCGTAGACCGTGAAGGCCTGCACGTCAACGTACTCGAAGCTGGAAGTGGTTCCTTCGGTGAAGTTGCCAGTTCCAAGCAGTTTGAAGTACAGCGCACCATTGCCGGTCGGGGCGGAAGCTGCGGGCTTCAACTGGCCTGCATCAATGGTGAAGAATTGATTGGTGCTCAGTGCGGCATTGACGTTGCCAATGCCGAAGCGGTACGCATGGTCGCCGTCGAAGACGATCTTGGTAAACGTACCATCGCGGCCGGCGGGAATGCCAAGGCCGAGTGTTTCCGTGCCAACGGCATACATATTGCCATGCTTACCCTGAAGAAGCTGGATTTCGTAGGTATTCGCGGCATATACCACATCACCAGCTGTAGTGGTGGAAGTAGCGTCGTTCATGTACCACGCATTTTCATTCTTCACTCCGGTAAAACCGGCGCATGGAAGCTGGCCGTTTCTGATGACCAGACGGCCGGCATCACAGTCCGCGTCAGCACTGGACGCCTGATATCTGCCGGTAACATTGATGAGGTCATTGCGGGAGTTGTTCGTCACGCGGGCCTCAAATGCAGTTTTTGCATTAAACATTTCTGTTCACTCCTCTCTTACTTCGATGCAGTTTCGACGCCCCATTTGGCAAGCAGACCATTTACAGATCCATCGTCTTCGCCGCTGTTGTTCTTGAACTTGTCCCATGCGTAAACTGTTCTGTTTCTCTGAGCTGCTTCCGCATCCATCTTCTCGACAGCTGCACCGCAAACCGCGTAGACGGCCTTTGCAACCTCTGACTCACCAGTCCAGTTCTTGTCCTTGTCGCAGCTGTTCGTGTAGAGGCCAGCTTCGATATCGGTCAGAATGTTGTCGATGGAACTTTCAGCAACCTTCTGCTCACGGTTCGCATTGAACTTTGCGAGAGTTGCCTTTGCCTTGTCCTTGGCAGCATTCAGCCGACGCTTGTTTTCAAACTCACGCATGGCTTCGAGCTGCGCATTTGCAGTTTCAAGTTCCTTGTTCAGAGAATTAACCTTGCTTTCGGCTGCATTCAGACGGTCTGTGTTTTCCACGACGACCATATCCACGAAGTCCTGTGCCTCCATGGTGATGCAGTCTTCGCCCACCTGCATGGACGCATTGACAGACATGCTCTGGAAACGTTCAGGTACAATGGTTTCTGCGGAGTTCTCAATGACGTAGTATTTGTACGCGCCATTCTTCGCCATCAGGCAAACATAGACTTTTCCGTCCTTCTCGCCCGCCGCCAGAACCTTATAATCCGTAAAACGCGCCGCCAGTTCAGCAAGCTGTCTTTTGTTATAAGTTTTCAAATCTTTCACTCCTTTGTGTGATAGACTCCCGTTATCCGGGGCATTGTTCTTATCCGGGGCCTTCTGCAAAGATGCCGCTTTGAGTTTCAATGTTTTAAATTCTTCATCCAATGCGGCAAGTCGAGCGATGTTGGCCCCCGGAATAGCCGGAGCAACGCCCGCTCCTAAGATTGTGACGCCAACCCCAGACCAGACATCCTCAACTTCGACATCTCCGTCCATGTGGTTTTCGTCTATCAAGGTTTCCACAGACACATCCATGCGCCCTGTTCGCACGATTTCATCTACGGTTTCCTTTGCATAGAAAGCGAAGAGTTTTCCACGCGCCACAATCCAAGTCTGACCATCCCTCTTTTGGAGGGAGAAATCACGTTCATCATCTGACAGCGTTCCAACAATGCGTTCCGCCGTCCCATCCGTATAGGAGTTATACTGTTCGCCTGTTCTTGGGTCAGTTTTGCGCTGGCTGTTGTGACCGTCGCCGATTTTTCCCATGACGTAGGCAATCAGGATTGGCCGTCCCACGAACGTCTTGTAGTATTTCTCCAGGTTCTGATAATTCCACCGGTTCTGGTTGACCCCTTCACGCATCAACCACAGTTCAACGCCAAACTCATACGGATTCAGCTTTTGAAGCACCTTGAGTTGACCGGTTGCAACTGGTCTTTTGATTTTCGTCAGCGGCATTGTCAGTCACCCTCTTCCTCGAAGAGTTCTTCAATCCAGCCGTCAAAACTGGTCGCGCTCATCTCGTGTTCGGAGTACATCTGCCACGCATACAAGAACTTCTCGTAGCTTGCGCTGTTTTCCATTTGAAGGTTTTCAAATCCGCGTCCAAGCGGATAAAGATCGTTTTTATCGCAGATCTCGACACATTTGCGAAGCGCATCTTCGACTTTCTGGAGCATGTCAATGATGGACTCAAACACACCATCCAGATTGTCAGGCCGCCCGTCGTACTCCGCAGTTGCCGGGTAGATTTGCAGGATATGCCGCTGATGCAGCAGATCTCCGACTACATCGAATCGTTGAGGCTGAAGATGAGCCAGTTTGTGGATGGCATTGGCCGTATTCGGCATTCCAAATTCAATCAGAACCCATTCTTTCAGCGTATCCAGTCCACGCGCAGCATCTTGATATGCGCCGGTTACATCCTTCGCAGCATCTCGCACAGCGGCAAGCGCACCGTTCTCGAAGTTAAACCGTTCTTTCAGTCGAGCCATTTCGTTGTCTCCTTCCTTGCAAATTGACACTCCCCACGGCTAAAGCCGGGGGATTCTCGTTTCTACGACCGCTGCCCGCACTTGCGAGGTCTGTGCAATCTCCACGAGCGTTAATTTGGGCGTGTCCCGCCCTATTTTTGTTCTCCATAAGGATTCCTTTCTACGCCAGCAGGCGCATTCCTTCGTTTAAAATGTTCTTTGCTGCGTTGATGTCCCGGTCATGGCGCGTCCCACATTCAGGGCACGTCCAATCCCTCACTGCCAGATTCTTTGTGCTGGTATTCTGATACCCGCAGCAAGAACATAGCTGACTGGATGGGAAGAACCGGTCTATCGCTATGATCTTTTTCCCATACCACGCAGCCTTGTACTCTAGCTGCCGCCTGAATTCTCCCCATGATGCGTCGCTGATGGACTTCGCAAGGTGATGGTTCTTGACCATGTTCTTCGGTGCTAAGTCTTCGATGCAGACTACATCGTTCTCCCGGATGAACTGCGTTGACAGCTTGTGCATCATGTCACCGCGCTGGTTTGTGATATGCTCATGCAGCCGTGCCACCTGAACCCTCGCTTTCTCACGACGGTTGCTCCCCTTTGATTTTCGGGAGAGCTGCCGTTGCAGTCTGGCAAGTTTCTTCTGGTTCTTAGCTAAATATCGCGGGTTTGGATATTCCGTGCCGTCCGACGTAATAGCGAATGCTTTCAGGCCCAAATCAACGCCGATCACAGCGCCGGTCTTCGGCAGAAGCTCGATCTCAACATCAGTACAGCAGAGCGATACGAAGTATTTTCCGCTTGGATTCTGCGATACCGTCGCGGAGAGGATTCTTCCCTCAACCTTTCGGCTGATGCGGCACTTTACTTTTCCGAGTTTCGGCAGTTGAACCGCGCCGTCCAAGACCTTGATGTTCGCGCCCACGGCTTTGCACTTGTAGCTTTTGCGGTAATCGCGCTTGCTCTTGAATCGTGGAAATCCCGGCTTTTCGCCAGATTTCACTCGACGAAAGAAGTTCTGATAGGCGGTATCCAAGTCTTTCAGCGAGGATTGAAGCGCAGTGGAGTCTACTTCGGTGAGCCATGGAAGTGACTTTTTCAAAACCGTCATATCAGCGGAACAGGCGTTATAGCCGAACGTCGTTCGGTTCGCCTCATAGGACTCAATGCGTGCCGCAAGATAGTGGTTGTAGATGAAACGGCAGCATCCAAAGGTACGCTGAATCTGAGTCAGTTGCTTTATATTTGGAGAGATTCGGAATCTGTAACTTCGTTCCACAAAACCACCACCTTTCACACTACATTGATGTTTTCTCAGCCAAAAAACAAAATTTTAGGCATCAGTTAAAGCGCCTTATATCCCCATGCCTAAAGGCAGGGGTTTTACGGCACATGCTGATAAAAGAGGGCTACCGGCACGTTTCACTGTGTCGGTAGCCCTCTTCGGCTCTTCTGCACCGCTCTTTCGGCGCAGGTACAATTTTTTATTTTTCCATTTTTTCCTGACTAATTGCCACTCGTTTCAGGACTTTCATTGTATCTTCCGTGATACGGTATCCGTCTTTCGTGAGCTGAATCTTCACATCACTGCCATTATTAAGCGCCCTGTTGATAATGTGGAGGTCTTCTTTCTTTACAAATTCAGTCATTTGTACCTCCATACTGGTCAATCATGGTTTCGCTTCCGTCTGTTGTGGCGTTTCCGTCACCTTTTGGACGACCGGGTGACTGCGGCGGCAGGTTGGATTTATCTTGAGCCATGTTATACGAAGTCACAAGTGGGATACGCTTGTCCAGAATTCCGCTGTTGTAAACAATATCAGACAGGCACATATCGTCCAGAATAGATCGGTCAAGCAGTGCATTGTATACGATGGTATCCGGCAGAATGCCGTGCTCCATGCCCTTCATGCACCGTTCGAGCATCTTTTCGTCTTCGGAGATATCCCCGAACATGACGAATTTCCAATCATACCGAGGACTGAGTTTCTTGATGATAGCATTCATCATCCGCTCATAGTCGCGGTAGACTGTCTGCATAAATTTGCTTTCAATCTGAAGAGAGATCTGCGCGGTTCCAGCCTTCGGGTCATCTCCAAGTGGAATGATTGCGCCCATGCCGGCCTGGCTCATGGTGTCGCTGTATCCTTGCTTAACGATGTCCATGGCCGACGGAGCTTCCGACAGGCTTTCCAGTTTCATATTTTCAAACGGAGCCGCATACAGGCCGATTCCGCTTGTATTGTTCGTCTGCAGCATATCATACCAAATCGCTTCAAACAGAAGTCGACCGGCATTACTAAGTTTGTACTTGTCTTCTGCGGTCGCTTCTTTGTCATCTCTGTATGGGATTTCACCATGCAGAAGGCTGACCAACGGGTTCTGAATCAACTCCAACTGAATTTGCTCCATCTGAGCAAGTTGAATCATGTTGAGGAACAGTGCTGCAAACGGAGAAATTGCAGTCCGACTTACATCGTCAGCTTCAAACGTAAATACTGCATCTGCTGGTAGGTAAACCCAATAGTACCAGCGCCCATTCTGATAATAGACATCTGGGGTTCCGGCCATATCGCCGCGCGCTTGGATGCTCTGGAATTGCTGCATATCAACGCGCGTTTTTTGCGCGAAGATCAGCGAAGTGCCAGTTCCCTTGGGCTTTTGCACGACGCTACTGAAATCGTAAAGGTACGGCGTAAACAGATCACCGTATTGCTCCGGTACGCATCCCGGCTGGAGGAAGTACATCATGTTAAATGCCACGGTGTACTTGGAAATATTGTTGTATCCGGTGATTTTCGTCCAGTCACTGGGAAGCTGCTGCATGAATGCGTAGTTCACCTTGTTATGGCTCTTGTCTACGCTGTAGCGAGGATAATAGAAGACCTTCCCTTCTATGCCAACTTGGCCTACGATCTGATGCGCAGTTTCCTTCGGTTTGAATTCCTCGCGCAGCTTTTCGAGCAGCTTCCATTCGCGCATGAACTCGTCCTTTTTGGTGTCGGCCGAGTCCGTCAGCTTCGGCATCACATAGTTGTGATACGTCAGCATTTCTTGGTAGACTTTGCGAATGTGGAAAAGCGGATACGCCGTATACTCCAGAATATGCGCCACTTGCCGAAGTGGCTGTTCGCTGTCATACGGCTTTGTGAGCATTTCTGCGACCTGATCTTTTGTAAAATCAGCCGGCAGCGATGAAATCTGCTTTACACGCCGGTTCTGAATGTACGGGTTCGCAAGACCATAGCGGCCAGAATTGATTCCGGCAAACGCAGATGTGATACTGGACATTGGAACGCCCTGATTTTCAGCCGCCATCTTACGGAACCGTTCAAAAATCTTCGGAAAAGAAGAATACTGTAGCTTATTGAGTTCGCTCGTCTCTATCGCCATCTGTTATTTCCTCCCCGCCGGTCTTGATCTTCTCGCGCTCCGCCGCGAGGGCTGCCGAAAGTTGGTCAACCATTCGGCTCAGATTTTCCATTGATTGCGTCTGGTTTTGCTCCATACGCTCCCGAAGCAGCGTTGCAGCGCAGATCATAATCCAATCGCTGTCGGCTTTCGTCAGCCGCTTTACGTCCTCGCCGTTTATCTCAATGCTGCCTTTCGGCTGCTTGTCTGCCGTATAAATCAGGATATAGCCCGGTGCAATCCGGCTGAACCGTTCCATCATGGCGATTTCCACAGATTCCTGCGTTATGGTCAGCGCATAAAGCCGATATATTTTTTCCTGATTTTCCGCCATTAAAAAATCCTTCCTCCGCGTCTTTGCGTCACAAGCCTTGCGCCTGTGCTTCCTCCGGTAACGTTTTTTACGTTCCCCTTTGCCTTATACTTGGAAAGAAGCGCGTCCCAATCGCTCTTTTTACGGACCTCGCTCAAGACGAGTTCTTTTTCCAGCTTTTGAGCAAGGCGCAAGCCGTACTTTATAGCAGACCAGCTGTCTCTTTGTATTGCGCGGGAAATGCGCTTCTCGCTGAATCCAGCGCCCGACGGAACAGCCTTCAGGTTTTGAATCTGTCCAGACAGCTCTCTGGTCTTTTGGTATGGACGTGCAATCTGATAATCCAGATCATCGTCCTTGATCTTATGAATCCGCTTGTACGCCTCCACGCCCTCACGGGTATTCATCGTAAGAAGCTGTACGTTGTGGTTATCGAACTGCGTCTGCGCGTACCGAATCATTTCAACATCTGGGTCTGTAACGCCGCTGCCACCGGCTTTGATCGGATAGATGATTGGCAACGCTCCATCCTGTTCCAAAGCCACATATTCGGTATGGTCTAAGATACACAGCGGCGGCAACCCATCACCGAGGTCTTTCATAAGGTCTTCAATGACCGCCTTGCCGTACTGCCATCCGTCGATTGCAATATAGGTGGTGTTGCCGCCATCAAAGCAAAACCGATACCAGACGTCTTTCAGTTTTCGCGCCTGTTTCATAGCGTTATCCGGTGGGGGCCAATCGTCTAGCCACACCAGCTGCTTCAGGTATCTGTCCCGTTTCAGGAAATCATCTTGCTTCGTAAGCTTCCAAACGCCAACAGCGCATTTTGCGTTCTTTTTTGCGTCTTCATAGGAAACGTCGTAGCAGACGATGTATATCACGTCTTTTGGGTCTGTTTTGTTTCCGGGGTATTTGCAGCAATGCTGACGTTCCATGCTTTGCAAGCAGCAGCTTTCAGAAAGACTTTCATCCGAGATAATAGGATATTCATCTGCGCCGGTGTATCGACTTTCCATCTCACGCATCCAGCGCTCCGGGGTCAGCTTAGATTTGAGTTTCTGCGCCCAGGAATACGGACGCATCTGCTGCAAAACGACGCATTCCCAGCTCATGTCATAAGCGAACGCGCTTTCTCCGCGATACATTTCTTTAAGGGTATCGCATCGAACTTGGAACGACGGATGTTGTTTCCGTCCAGCACTTGTGATAGAGTGGTTTTTATATGAAACGAAGTTCTGATCTGGTTTTCCATCTACATTGTGCCGCAAACGGACTGCCGGCAGAACAATCGTCGAATACTCTGTAAAATCAAATGGTGGATTTTCTTCCTGCGCAAATTCTTCTGCTGTCACGTCGTGGATGTTGTCACCGCGAAATGCAGAGATGTAAAACGCACTTCCTAGGTCTGTTTCAATTTTAAAATCGTCTTTACTCTCTGCCGTAACGCGCCATCCTTTTGCCAAGGCGGGATAATCGTGTGCAATCTGTTTGAATTGCTTGCTTCCAATAAGCGCCATCTGTTTGTATGAAGGCCCATAATATGCGCTTTGCGTTCCCGGCCAAACCAAGCCATTCAGCATTGCATACTTGAATTTTGTGCTTGTCTTTGTAATTCCGCGCGTTCCTGTGAATGCCACATCTGCGTTTCTCGCGTATGCCCGCATCATCAGGCGCTGCATAATTTCTTCATTCGCATAATCCGCATATTCGTCACGAAATAGGTCGCATCCCTTGTCTGGATACCAGCGGATTACCCAGATTAAGAATGCCCACCATTCGGACTCAAACGATGTATAATCGCGTTGCTCAACCTCTCGTTTTTGAATCCATCCGATGCCTAACCGGGCGACCAAATCTTGCCATATCTTCTAGCCACCCAACATCACCGTCCTATTTCTTGTCACCTTTCACCGGGGGCATCCTTATAAGTCCCAGTTTGTCATATGCTTCTTTTTCCTGCTCATTTGGTTCTACCGCGAACTCTCCAAGTTCGTCGTGGATTCTCATTTCATCAGGAAGCATAGACAGTTCCGGCATTCCGTCGTTTTGCCGCATTCTGTTTTCGTTAATGAGAATCATTTGGTCTACTGCGTCTGCTGTGTAGGGATATCTAGGCTTTCTGCCAAAGAAATACTCAAACATTTCGTCAGGACTGCACTGCTTTCCGTTTTTCATCAGACCAGCTTTTTCGAGTCTGTCTGTAATTTCATCCAGACGAACAATGTCGGCAGGCCGAACATCCTTCTTTCGAAGGTTTTCGCTTGCGAGATTTTCCTGAATCATGCCTGACAGTTTCTTCGCAGCGTCAAACTTTCCAGCGGCTGTCATATCGTTCATCTGTTTCATCCAGCGTGCAACGTTCCGAAGAATAAGCTGCTGTTTTGCACTGACGGCATCTTCCCCACCGAAGTCTGATACGAGAACTTCATAAATGCGGTCAAATTCCGCATAGTCTTCATTCGTATAGTCGGTTCCCCAATCCTTCCGCTGCCTCACCGTGCCAGCTTTGGCCGACTGCGCATTTTTTTCTGCATAGACGGCCTTCGTAAACTCTCCGTCTTTCAGACCCTCGCCAAATATCTTCGTGATGTCGGTCAAGCCATCGAGGAAGCCGTAACGCTCGCCGCTCTTGCTGGCATCCAGTTTCTTGATATGGAGGTTATCGAGGTACGAAAGCCACTTGTCTCGCCCTTCATCGCGCGGCACGCAGTCGCGCGCAAACGGAACATCATACTTGACGCAGCAGTAGAAATATGCAAGACTTTCCGAGGTCTTTTTTGCAAGCTGCGCATAATATTCTTGCTGTTCCAGTTCACTGACGTTTTCGCTCATTTTTCCTCCAAATATAGCAAAAAGCGCTGTCCCGATACCTTCCCCATAGGGAAAGCACCGGAACAGCGCGTAAGCACCTCTGTTTATTTTGCTTAATTATACCATACAATCAGCAAAAATGCAAGAGAAGTTGCATATTTTTGTTTTAGTACCGGCTAAAACGGTCAGATTCTTTCATTGAAGCGTTCAGAAAATCCGTGGCAATCTTCACACGCGCAGTTAGTTTTCCGAACTGATTTAGGATGTAGTCCAGTGCCTTTTTCTTGGCATTTTCAAAGTCTTCCGTGCCAAGTGCATGATGCGATATATCGAGCGGTTTGTATCCAAGAAACCACAATCCTCCACATCCTGCATAATGGTGGATTATGACTTCTGTACCTTCGAGTTTAAACATAGTCCCGTTCTTTGCATCTTCACCGATTCTCGCGTTACTTATCCACGTCATTGTCAGTCTCCACTTCTTGCTCTTTGAGCCATTGCATAGTTCCCTGGTTGATTTCTCTAATAGCGGGTTTTGTTCCCTCTCCGCCGCCTTTCCCCGGCATGAGTTCAACGCTGCATTTAATTATTCCAGATTTATAACGCTGACCGCATGCTGACGTCGTATTTTTCATTGTTCGTTCACCTTTCTATCCGGTAATATTTTTGCTTGGCAGTTTTTTCGTTTGAACCATTTTCATTGGGTTCACAACTTTATTGACCCATTTTTCACCGTCCCATTGCTTAACCGCGTAAGGTTCAACTTTTAGTTGAGTCTCCGACACGGGAGATTCCAGAGCAAAGTACCCACCACAGTATTCGCATTTAGATTTCCATGGTGAATGTGGTGCGCCACAGTTTGGGCAAACCGTTCTGTAAAGGCTCTGCGCGGTTTTATCCGATAGTCCCTTCACCGGATGATCTTCGCAATCTAAGGTGAGTGTCCCAATCAGTTCGCCGTTTTTCGCGTAAATCTCCTGCGGCTTTTCGTTCAGTTCATCGTCGTGTTTCTTTTCAAGATCTCAGATGCGCCGTTCTGCGTTTGAGTAGAAGTCTTCAAATTTCTCATCATCGTCCATGAACTTCTAACCTCCCCGCGATATACGACACGCGCAAAGCAGTTGCCGTCAGCACGCCAATATTTTCGTGTTTACTGTCATTTCTCAGTACGTCTACCTCGAACGTGACATCATATGTCCCATCGCCATTCCACTTCTGAGAAACAAATCTGCACGGTGTTCCTTCCAGAATCTTAGAGAAATCTACTCCGGGGCCGATTTCTTTGAGGAAACTGAAGTCTCCGTTCAAACTCTCCAACCAGTCCGTGATCTTCTTCAGATCGGCAAGCGATTCTTCCCAACATCGTTCCCGTTCTTTTTCCTCCCAACCGCGACGTTTCTTTTCAGCAACTTTCTGCCGTTCTTTCTGCTTCCATCTGGCATCACGCCACCTCTGGTCATGCTTCGCCATACGTTTCCTCCATCCCGTCCGTCAGGATTTCAATCGCTTCTGGTGTTCCATACACGCATTCTGGTGTTCCATACACGCATTCTGGTGTTCCATACACGCATTCTGGGAGTCTGGCATCTTGAAGTCGTCTCAAATCTGCAACAGCATTGGCATATCTCACAATGTCACCATGTTTTACAACGCCCGGAAGCATAAACACAGCATATTCCTCTCCACGCGCTTTAACGCGTTCCAAAATATTCTTGATGCACTTCTCGTCGATGTCAAAGCCCTTTTTCACCTCATAAACACCGCCGGTGATTGTGTTGCATACAAAAATGGTCTTAGCTTCATCTTCTCTCATTTGTTATACGTCCCCAGTACGCCGCGTTCCGCCCGATCATCGGCGCGTTTCGCCATCCACATGAGGGCTTCTTCAATATGTGTGATTGCGCAGGCGTTCTCCCGCGTGGCAAATTCGCCCTTGTTGAAGGCCATCAGCCTATCACGAACGATTTCCAAAAGGTCAGCATCCAAAACACCGCGACGCGCATTCGGGTCGTTTCGAGCACCTTTCTGAAATTTTATCTGTGCAATCACACTTTTTCTGTCCACATCCATCACAGTGTAATCGTGATAGCCACCTCCGAGTCCTTCGTTATCACTCCGAAGGATGGCGTGCGGGTTATTGTGCTTTTGAATCGTCGATAGCTTTACCATATCGTTCCTCCCATTTATCCAAAGGTTCTTTCAGAATTTCTACCGATGCAAGTTCACCGTTTACAAACTCGCATCCGCAGTAGCTGGTCGAAATTACAATTTCAGTAATATCGGGCCGTATGCTTTTCAGAAGTCCAACGGGATTGCCGTTGAACGTCACAAATGGCGCATTCTCTGGCCGATATTCCTTAATTGGGGCTTCCGGCGCGGCTTCCAGTTTGTTCCTGAATCGAAGCAATTCATCGACATCTTCCGTGTCCGGTAGCTTGCCATCTTCTTTCCGCATTGAATCAAGAGCTTCATCAATGCTTGCGATCAGTTTGGTTGCGTTTATGTACCTATCCATGTGGTGTCAATCTCCTTCCCGTCGAATACCGCAACAAGCGAAATGATTCCGACTTCAATTTTCTCGATTTGCAGCTCGTCCGTAATACGATCATCCACAACGAAGCGATCTTCCTTGTTCGGCCTAATTTTATTGCCATCATCCAGCAGCGCTGTTACGTCAATTTTTGCTTTGTATAGCCGCCCCGGCAGTCCATCTCTGAATCCAACACGGCCAGCGTAGTCAGAGAACGTATTGACACCATATCTGATTTTTATCGTGAAGGATTGCCGGTTTTCTTCCCGCTTATAGTTTGACGCAATGAGAATGATGTACGGCCCAATGCTTTCCACCGGAAAGTCAAAGTTTTCTTTCGGTGGGAAGCCAGCATACTGTTTAATTGCCTCGCGCAGTGTCATTCAAATTCAAACCTTTCTTCCACACCGATGATCTTCGCCCCGCACTCGCAGAGTGGATACCTTTGTTTCAGATTCCGTGCGTCGATATAGTTGAAGAACCATTTTTTCTGTCCACATTTCGAGCACGTCTTCCAATAACGCTGCACACCCGGCTTGCACTCGTCCGTGACGATCCAGCTGGCCGTTCCCATCGGGTAGTCGATGTACCCCATCGCCCATCCACCTTCTCCGAAAACGACAATGCTGCCGTCTTCGTCATCCATGACAGCAGAAAAATGGACGCCATTTGCGCATGGGTTCACTTTCAGTTCCCTATACCGGCTATGCTCGCTGATATCAGCCTGATTCATCGGCGCAACTACAGGTTCTTCATTGACAGTCTCATCATATGGTGGTTCGGACATTGCACGCACTTTGTCCATGAGATCGTCGAATTGTTCCTGCGACATTGCCTTGATTTCATTGAAAACTGATTCCAGTTTCATCATTGCGTCCTCCCTGACAATTTTAGTGGCATCGTTCATGTTCACGTTCTCTGTCCGCTACATCACTGACAGCGTCAATGCTTTTGAAATCGCCGCATTTGTACAGGCTGTACACGATACGATTCCATTCTACCTCTGAAAAGCGTTCGCCTTTGTGCTTTTTACACCGATGCGGATAGAGATACCCCTTCTGGCATTCGTGGAATGCGCAGGTCGCACAGCAATCAACCATCTTCGTCAGCTCCAAATCGCTCGTCATATTCTTCCGGCGTGATGAACTGAATATCTTTGCCGGTATAGCCAGCTACGTCAAGGCGCATCAGCTCTATCAGCGTATCTTTATTGACACACTTGCACAGAGCTTCATACGGGATTGTGTTTTTTGACTCGAAGCTCATCTGCGCTCCAAACTCTCCTCGGACGGTAAAACACACTCGATTTTCAACCATTTTCGTTCCTCCTATTCCAAGCTTTGATAGCTGCCCGCTTTGTGCCCTTTATCGGTCCACTTGCCCCGCAGTATGTACAGCGGCATTGATACATCACTTCCGGGTATATGTCTGCATTAAACTGGTGTATCTCATCAAGATACACCGGCCAATCCACAGAGCACTTGTGGCAAAATGGGCAGTTACTCGGTTGCTCCATCTACATACCTCTCATTCCACGCACGGATAGCCGCTTCAACGTATGGTGCGAAAAGCTCCGTCTGCCTTTGGCATACTGGAGATTTCGCGTCATATGTCGGTCCCCATGCACAGCCATACGGATTAGGGTTAATCAACGGCTCCGTTCTGATAGGCTTGCCCCGGCTGGCGCACCGGTTGCAAATGATTTGTACGCGGTACACAATTTTCTTGTCGCCTCTGTAATTCTGACCTGCGAAGCGAGCATCCTTGAAACTCACCCGGCCGCGCCCGCCGCAGAACGGGCAACTACGAATTTGTTCCATCATCGTACCTCCGGTTCCACGCATCCACGGTTTCGACGTATGGGTTAAGCGACCATTTGTGCTTAAACTTAAATGTCGTTTCGCACTTCTGGCATTTTACATCCAGCATCATGACCTTTTTTCCATAGTTGCAGGTTCCACCCCGTTCCTCGACTTCTCCACCGCAGAACGGGCAGCCTTTAAGATCGTTCATTTTCCCTCCTATTCCACACTTCCGCAGCTTCTTCCGGTGTGTCGAACCAGTTTGTGCATGGTTCGCATTTGCACACGTCCCCGCGATTTTTACAGGCCACAAGGAATCGATTGTGCGTGTATGGTTCACTTATCATCACGGCTTTCCCTCCGCAGAATGGGCAGCACTTGAGATCAGTCATGTTCTTCCCTCGCTTTGCATGGAAGGAAGCACGTTTCGCAGGGCGGTATGTCGCACTCACCGCTCCGAACAAAAGGACATTCCTTTACTTTACAGTTCATTTTTCCTCCTGGCCTTCTTGGCTTCTTCCTGATTTAAGAACACTTTTGTTCCGAAATCTTCCTCTGTGAACTCCCAATGCGCGCCACTCCAATCATCATAGACGCACGGCGCAACGACCTTCACATACAACCCATCGGAAGCGCGGCAGATCATGATACGTTTGCATTTTGTTTCTTCGATGCCGATCAAGCTGTCAGATGTTAGAACAAACAATTTATCGCCCGGTTTGCATGGCAGAATAACGCTCATGCCTGCTTTATCGGCCTTTATCAGATCGATGATGTGATCCAGTGATAATCCGCAGGTCTCCAAGATGGTATTGGCTTCTGCCGCCGCTTTGCAGCCTTCTGGAGGCAGCATGGAATCTTCATAGTTTGCAAGTTTCTCCCATGCAGCCTCTTCCCACTTGCAGCCGTAAGCGCAGTTCCCGCCGGCTTCGAGGCATTCCTTGCTTTTGAAATGTGTGCAGCATACGCCGTTTTCGTGGCTTGTTTCACTGCTCCGTAATGTTAATCTCTCCAAAGTTCCCTCCCAGCACCTCATGCCGTTCGATTTCCGCGTTGATGCAAAAGACATCGCTGTACGGATCTGCATCTTCATCCTCGCAGACCAAAAGTGTCTGCTCTGCCGTTCCGACGTGTTCTCTGACGATGTACCAGACACCGAGATTTGGCTTGCAGTAACCGATGCGGATGATTGTTCCGTCGCTAAACCACAACCGTACATCCTTGTCGAAGCAGTCAATACTACCATCATTGTAGTTGCTGTTTTCGATTTCGACCGTATCGTCGCTATAACCATAGATTGTTACCACTGGTTTGTTTCCCTCCCTTGTCCAGTTCGGATTGCTGGATTCCACCTCATATGGGCCGACATTTCGGAACCTGTTCTGCAAATCGAGGTTAAACATATCCGACGGTGTTACTTCCACGACTTCGCTATCGCAGACCGTTTTCGCGTGCTGCTTGTCTTTGTCGTGAAATTTTAAGATGAATGCACCGGTATCAGGTGCAACACCCATGATCTCCACGGAGAAGTTACCCAATACTCGGTAGAACTCGTCCTGATCGATTATCGACCGCAACACGTCCTTATGAAGTTCAAGTTGCAGATTATCGCAGATACGCGCACACATAAAATCCTCCATTTTTTCCCCCCTCTGATGCTGATATTCTCCGTTCCTCTTGAATCAGCCATGCCAATTTCTTTTCCATTTGCTCATTACGGAGCAACCACCTTTTTTCCTCTCCCCAAGGAAATCTTCTGAATCCCGGTACATCAATCGGTTCATCCGATTCGAGTTCAAGGATTCCGAACAGTGGGAAAATTCTAATCCACTTTCCGGGGTAAAACCTGTTGCGCCATTCGTTTTCCTTTTCAAGATATATCACGGAATTTGATTCATCGGTAATGATGAATTTCATTTCATCGATATCAATAAGATCGCCCGAAACATGGTATTCTTCAAGGATATACGTCACGGGATAGAAGATCTTGCTGTCAATTCTCCTGAGTATGACACTCATTCCGCCGCCTTTGCGATGATAGCCTCGCGGACTTTCACGCTCCGCCCCATCTTGTCTGCGAGAATTGCTGCCGCTTGGCTTATAATCGCGTCTCGGTTTTCTGCGAGCGTGTCCGCTACGAGATTCTGCGCCCATGTAGATATCGGATCGCTGGCAGGATTCGCATTTCCGTATCGGTATGCTGTGAAAACTTTATTGATGATTGCCTGTTTGATCTGTGCTTCGATAGTCTTAACGCCGCTCTCCATTATGGTACGCTTGATTGCCTCGTCATCGATGTTGATGCCAAACTGTACAATATGCTCCATTAACATTCCTCCGCATTCAGATAGTTGATGATTTCGTTGATTTTGACTGCAAGATCTGTGACCGTTAATTTTGTGCGTTTCAGTATATCAAATTCACCGCGTTCAGTTTTTACATCCCCGTCTGTCGAGATCGTCACCTTCGTTGCTCTTGCTTTTTCAATCTTTCCGAATTCAATCGGTTCGATTCTCTGCTTTGTCAGGCTCTGCTTTGTCATTCTCTCTTTCTGGAACGGGTTGTGATACATGCCAATTTGACGGTAGTGCCGCCACAAATCGGATTCGCTTCCAGCAAAGAAGCCACGGTCTCCGCTTCTGATGGACGGGCGCGTGATTTCCCAATCGAAGGAGAATTGCTCCTTGCCGTCAACAGGCACTGTTTTCCCAACTGTTTTTACTACACCGACATTCCCATGCAGACTTTCTACATAATCTCCGGATTTAATTATCATATACACTCCTCCACATCAGTTTTTCCGCAGTCCAGATAGACTGTGACCATCTTGCCGCATTGTTCGCAGGTTATTTGCACGTTTGCATTCGGAGAATTTATTACGGCGGTTCTTCCCTTATGCCTGATTTCAACAGTTCCATTTTCCCAGCATACACCTAGAATATGTCCGTGAGGGCATCGAATTAACGTTGATTGACGTTCCTGCTTGACACTCCCCACGGCTAAAGCCGGGGGATTCTCGCTTCTACGACCGCTGCCTGCACTTGCGAGGTCTACGCAATCTCCACGAGCGTTAATTTGGGCGTGTCCCGTCCTATTGTTGTTCTCCATAAGGATTCCTTTCTACGCCAATAGGCGTAATCCTTCACTCAAGATATTCTTCGCGGCGTTGATATCCCGGTCATGGCAATTCCTCCACATAGCACCAGATCTGAGGTGGCTTCTGCACAAAGCATCCAGAGTCCGTGCATTTATCGCAGTCTGGGATGGCAAAACCGAGATCTGAATACGCGCACTCCCGAAACCACTTTTTGAAGGTGTTGAGCGGCAGCGGCTTATCGTAGAGTTTGAAGTCCGAAATATGCCATCCGCATAATCCATGTGCGCCGTTTGCATACGTCCGAATTTCATCGGCAGTCAGGCAAGTGTGCCGGACATCATCTTCGTTTAGCCAAAATCTGCTGTTTGAAAAAATGTTCGTTACCCTGTCGCAGACAAACTCCCCAATGACCTTGCTATTTCCCGGATATAGCCCGCCCACATCCTTCGCATTAAAAACGTCTGTTGGTTTTTCAGGAAACAGTTTTCTGTCTTCTGGATTCAATATCCAAAGCATGTCAGGTCCATGTGTGCAGTAGACGTACACCTTAAATGGTGCGTCCAACCGGGGCTGTCCCTTACGAACCTCGATTGTCTTTTCACCATTGGCAATCTTCGAGCACCACTTTGGTCTGATGCTGATGAGCACTGCTTGGCTCATTCCTTCACCTCCACGCATTCGTTCCACCGAATGTTTACCCTGTACCCGTTGACGTTGATAACGTATCCATGGTACTTTCCGTCGTATTTTTCCGCTGCATACAGCGCACCGATTTTCGGCCGCATCTGCTGAAAAATCGGGATATCCTTCGTAATTTTTATCGTGACCTTCTCATGTGCCAAGTCGCCCGGCGAGCTAGTTTCTTTCCACTGGCTCCACATTCCGTTGCGCCGCGCGAAATTGAAGCAAGTCTGACTACAGAAATAACTTTTTTGTCCGGGTTCCCTGATTCGCGTCACACGCTTCCCGCACACCGGGCAGACAAACTGCACATTTACCGACATTGATCTTTCTCTTTAGCGGCTTCCTCAAACGGCCTGTACTCAACCTTCTCTGGCTTCCCTTCCCAGCTCCATCCGCAGTTGAAACACTTCTTCTGCGGGATAGGCGGGAACGTAGCGATCACGATATTCTGCAGCTCTGCACCGCATTTAGGGCAAGTTTCAATGAGAATGCTCATTCAGATTTCCTCCGTTCATAGAAGAATTCGTTGTACGCATCGTAGCGTTCTTGAATGTGTGTCGTGGCAACTGCACCGGCCGTCTGGTCGATTAGGACGTCGAAAAAGCATTTCCCGTCTCCACACGGTTTCATTTCCGCGCAGCCCGCACGATAGACGCATTGTGGGACCAGAACATCTGCGATCTCCGGTTCAACCTCATGCAGGGCCGCCTTGAAGTCCTCTGCATACTGTCGCGTCTCTGTTGAGGACTGGCGGCACAAACGTTTCCGCATGGTGTCGATTAGCGCCTGCACATTTGCATCGCCCGTGAAGTCAACAGGCGCGTCCTGCGGCAGTTTGTCGCGGTCAATGCCCGTCCGGTCTGAGCGCTGTGTTCTGATGAAACACTCCCATTTGTGGCGGCTCCAATGCGTAGCAATCCAACTTTTGATTCCCTTCCATATCCATTTGACGGAAATGTCTCTGATTGTAGAATGCTCCGCAATCAGGATCTTCCGTTTGAATTCCGTACTCGGCTCATGGTCGAGCGGCGGCTTTCCAACCGTTGACCGGCAATCTGAAGCGACCTCTATCCAGTCACCTTTGATTTTCGTAATTTCAGTTTTCATGGATACATCACCTGCTTTCTTATTCTGATTGCTTCTTCGCTCTGCATGATATCGTCTTCGGCTGCAACATAGCCGACGATTGAGTGATGAAACGCGACCGGTGCAAAGTCTCCGAGATCGATGCGCAGTCCGGCCGGATAACCATAGTAAAATCCCTGGACACGCAGTTTTTTAATGCACAGCCCCGTATCGTACAGACAGTAGTCACCGATTTTGCACGGAATTGTGAGCGTTTGTCCGCCGTTCAGTGTTTTCATTTTGCCTCCTTGTCACATGGTCTTCGCAGCCACTCAACGTATTCATCTCGGATGTCGGGACATTCCCAATCGGTTATTCCGAGACGGCAAAGCATCTCTTTTACTATCCCAGAAATAGCTCCGTACAGAATGTCCGCAAGCTGATTGTCGTCTGCCTGCCTGATGTATTCTCCATTAGTTAGCGGGTCGGTGTCGATTCCTACCTTTTCACGGTTCGCGGCGCATTCGCTCCCGCGATATGCCGCAGTGCAGTTTTTTACCGGGCAGTTATAGCACCCTGCTTCCATCATGGGCAGCATGGCTGTCCCTCCTTCTGTTTCTCCAGATACTCTTTCAGCAACTGGCATTTTTCCATACAGCTCTTTGACTCCACTTTCCCGTTTTTGTATCCTACCACTGACCCCCATCCATGGTCACATCCATCGCACGGGTTTTTGCCTATTGGCTGTACAAGAGATTCCAATCGTTTTACTTCTGATGCAAGTAACTCAAGTTGTTCTGCGGCAGCTTCATGCAGTTTGATTCTGCACCCTTCCACATTCACGAACGGACACATCGATTCGCAATCAAGTTCCCCTGTCGTGTCATAGCAGCAACGTAGTCCACGGATAATATCGTCCGTTCTCATTCTTTCACCTCATAGCAATCTTTTAAGCCTGGATTCCGTCGGCAGCACGAACATTTCTGGTGCCTTCCGTTCCATCGGCATCCCTCGCACTCTCCCAGCGTGATGCAGCCGAAATAGTCAGGATGTTCATTGATAATTTGGTGCAGTTTCAGCAGCGCATATCCGGCCGTCGGCGAAGATTTGTTTTCAATCAACGCCATATCCAAATATGCAGTTAAGTTCCCAGCATGAATGTGCTTAGCCATCTTTCTGCACTCCAATCAAATACTTCCAAGCATCGCCGGGATTTTTTTCATCCCCGAAGTGCCGCTTTGTGACTGCAATACAAAACGGCTCGATCTCGCTTGCCCACTTGACACTGTTCCAGCCGTTGAACTGCATCCAGATCAAAGGGAATCCACCCAATCCGTCGAATAAACTGCCCAACGTCGCGTCGCGCTCATACTGCGCACAAAGCCGTTTCAGTACCCATTTCCACGGTGGCAGGGCGATGGAATTTCCAAGCGCTCGATACCGCGCACTGTCCGATGATTCCTTGTGAAGCTTTCCCTTTTCGTCTGTCCATGCTCCGATGTCTGTCCAGCCGTCCGGGAATCCTTGAAGCCTTTCACATTCCAGCGGTGTCAGACGGCGCACCGCCATATTTTGCATAACTGCCTGTGCATCGTGCATTGTGTTTAACGTCTGTGCTTTTTCGGTTGCCATGCACTGTGCTTCATTCAGTTGCCCATTTCCCACTCCATACGCAAGCGGCACTTGGTTTCCGCCGGTTCCCATCCTGCTTTGCAGCGTCGGAACGACATCCCCACATTCACGAATCACGTCGTTTGCGTGGCTCATGTCCAAAATCGCAATTCCACCTTGATTCTTCGACGGGTCAGGTGAAGTGGTATCAAGCGTCTTCGCTATTTCGACTTCTCTGCACCCGCTATTGGGGTTTGGAGATTTCATGCTATTGGATGCAAGAGAATCGAAACTGTACACAACTGCTGGCTTATTTCCGCCGCACTCTGCGTTGAGCGTCGGTGACTGTTTGCTATTGCCAAGCTTGAATCCCGCGCAATACACGCCATGCCTGTCCGCAGCGGTGAGCGTCGGAGATGGATCTCCGTCGTGTCCAACTCCGAGTCCGTTTCCCGCACCATCGTCTTTTCTGGTGTCACCACCGCCAGAGAATCGAGTTGCCTTGTCGTTGATAGGTACACAGAAAACGCTTTCTCGATTCTGCCCACTCTTTTCGCGCGCTTGAAGAGACGGCCAAATACCATTTTCTCCATACACACGGTTCGCCTGTGAATCCCACGGCGTAAGTACACCTTGGAATAATGTTTGATCGTTGTGCGTGCCTAGTGTTCCACCCCGTTCTGACTGGACTAAAACTTCTTTTCCGCCTCCGTCACAGCCACCCCTGATTCTGTCTGTGCAAGAAGTGCCGCTTTCAGTGCCTCCGGAAGATCTTTCCCCCGCTTCTCTGCCCGTCTCAGGATGCCCATACACGCCTTTGGTGTTAAAGAGTATTTCGTGTGCGGTCGTTCCTCCAAAATCTGCGACAAGCGCGATTCTACGGCGGCGTTGGGGTACTCCCCACCATTGCGCGTCGAGCACGCGCCAAGCCACGCTCCATCGTCCGTCCACGTCCCTGTACCCCCCCCAAGTTGGCCATCCCTTGTCAGGCACTTGAATATCGGGAACTTCCGGCTCTGCGACGCGGATTGCTTCTTCGAGGACGGCCGCGAAGTCACGGCCTTGTTGGCTACTCTGGGCACCAACGACGTTTTCCCATACCATGTATCTTGGTCGAACAAACTCACCTGTCCGTCCGGTCTTTCTGTCATGCTCTCGCATCTCCTTGATAATTCTGATTTGTTCCATGAAAAGGCCAGAACGTTCGCCTGCAAGTCCTTTGCGCTTTCCAGCTATTGACAAGTCCTGTCTAACAAGGTGAACCACCAATTATACAGTCAACCGGTTCGATTTCCGCGCCGTTGATTTTGCAAATATCGCCAAGATGAATCACCTAAATCACCCCCAGTTTTTTCTTGTAGTTGTATACGGTCTGCCGAGTTACGCCAAGTTCCCTACATATCTTTGCCTGCGGTATTTTCAAGCGTAGCATTTCCTTCAGCCGTTCCAAATCAAACTCCCCGCCTACGTTCGGCCTTCCTTGCTTCTCTTTTGTGCCGCCGTCAAGGCAGTTGCAGCACTCAGTGTCCGCATAAGGACAGTGATAAAGGCAGAAATCAATTTCGTCCTGCGTTTCTTTCGTTACCCTCTCCGGCGTGTCTGACCTGTAAATGCTTTTCCATGGTGCTACCGCCAATCTGAATACATCTTCACGCATAGATTCCATTGATTCTGCCTCCAATTCAAACTTCCGTTATTCTGATTCCGTGTATCCAGAGCATTAGTTTCCGTTTCAGTACAAACTTCGCATAAGGTGCCGAAGACGGATTCCTGTAGCCCTTCGAGTCCTCCACGACTGTTTCTCCATCCTTCTCGTAAACGAAATCGGCGATGTAAGTCACCTTCCGTTCAAGAAGAATGCGTTTGTCCTTGATTCTCGTTCCATGCTTTCCGTATTGCTCGACAGTTTTATACTGTGCTGGAATCAATAGGTATTCTTTCTGCCATTCAAGGTTCTGGATAACTCCCTGCTTTTCCAGAAGTGCAAGATCGTCATAACGGTCTGCTTCCCGCTTGCTGTCAAAGGTCTTGCCATCGCGAGTAACCTTCTTGTTTCGCAGTTTTGGTGGCTTATCGGTTTTGCCCTTTTTCACAGCTACTTTCCGATTTTCGGCCCTGTCCGAGGACTGTATTGACGCCCTCCGCTGCATTTCTTGTATGATCTTTTGCTCCGCCTGCCGTCTGTATGGCTCCGGCAAGTCAGATAGGCTAATTCCCTTTCCCATTGAAAAGTCCTCAAATTGTCAGCTCGTAGTCATCGCCACCAGCCATTTCTCCGTCATCCGTTTCCTGTGGTTCTTCTCCCTGCATGGACTGACAAAGCTCCCAAAACGCATCTACGAAGCCGGTGTTGAATGCACGCATGAATTCTGTCCTGTCGTGCATATAGCCTTTTGCCATCGCGTTTGCGAACGCCGTCCAGAGGCAGTCAATCATTCCTTCTCGATAGTCGTCGCTCTGAATGGCAATCTGCTCAATTCTCAGTTCTGCCCATGTTTTTTCCTCACCGGCGCTGTTTTTGTATTCTTTGCTTGACCATCTTCCAGCGATTAAAACCTGATCGCCCTTCCGAACGCGCTGCGCGATATTGGTTTGAGGAGATTCCCCTAATGCGAGGACGTTCATGAACTTTTTTTCCTCGTATGCTACGCCAAATGTGACTTTTGGCATCGGGGGTTTGTTGTTTGAACCCTTTGTGTATTCGAGCTTTGCGTCCCGCGTAACCTTTCCCCAAATAAGCATGGTTTCGCATGACTGCCGTTTTGGGTCTTTTGGGTCCTGTGTGACCCCGCCATTTATGATTGGCCTCATTATTCACCACCGCCGAAAAAGCCATCGTCCGTGTAGGACGTTGCTACTGCTTCCGGCTTGCTTTCGGTTGCTGCCTTTTTCCGCTTGACGGGTGCGGGAGCTTGCACTTCTTCCTGCTTGGCATCATTTCTTCGATCAAGTTCAGCGCTCACGGCAGTTTCATCGAAGAAGTCATCGTCCGATGCAGCAGTGATAGCAGGAGTTGCCGAAACCGCGCCAGTCACTTCTCCAGTTGACTTGTCAACGTTGATAATCGGCAGATCTGGAATTACACCATCTTCGGAGTCGTTTTCCATTGCATAGCGGATTTCATTGGAAAGCGGCGCATAGCCGGAGTTCAGGAGGCTGCGGAGAACGGTTTTACGGCACATCTTGTCTTGCCCATACCCAACGTCGTTCCAGGGTGAGGATTTCCGCATCTTTTCTTCCTCTTCTTTTGTCATTTCCCCAGAAGTGAACTTTTTGAACTTTTCAAGATCAAACGCTTGTGAATACCGATCTGCATGGAACAGAAGCTTGTTCATCGACCAAAATTCCGGTCGGAACATTCCATCTTTCAATTCGAAATAGGCATAGTACCCGATTACTTGTGCTGCTTCACGCTCTTCATCCGTAGAGTAAACGTTGAAGTCAAAATTTGGCTTTCCAGTGCGCGAATCGCGTCCCATGTACTCGCCTTCTCGGATATCAAGGCAATCTATATCGTGGTACTGCTTAGTCGCAAGGGCCAGCGCAATATAGCCTTTATACGAAATGATAAAATTACACATCCGCCCGAAGGGAACCAAATGGTAGTGAATGTTGAGTATCAGGCCCATTCCTTCTCCGCGAAGTGCAGCTGCTACGACGCTTCCGGGATCACATTCCTTTAACTGGTCAGAAGAATTCACCGCTTGAATCAGCGTCGATGTAAATCTCGCTACAGCTTTGGGGTCTTTCAAAGATTTTCGGATAAGCTCCTGCATCGCATTGGACGTGATAGCGTTTGAAAACGTCTGCGTCTTTGCAGGCGGTGTAAGTCTAGTTGTTGCGTTCATTTTTTACATTCCTTTCGTATATCAGTCTCCGAATTTTGGTACACGGCAGAATCGGATGCCGTTGGCGTTCAGCCAGTCCCGAAGTTTGATTTTCTGCTCATTGGTAACGTACACTCTGAAATCGAGCACAGAAACCGGCTCCGCTCGTGCGGTTTCCAGTCCTGCTTCCACACGGGAGAGGTTTGACGCATTCAGTATTTCCTCTGCCCGACGGGCAGTTTCTTCTTCGATTTTTCGCTGTGCGTTTTTTTCAGCCTGTTCACGCTGTGCCTTTTCCACAGCGGCCTCGTGCGCCGCAATCGCATCACGTCTTGCGCGTTCGGCTGCTTCTTCGGCAGTTCTGCGTGCTTCCCGCTCCTTTTTCAGCCTATTCAGTTCTCCGCCGCGCCGCATGGCCGCTCCAAAGTCAAGCGTTTTCTGATATTCCAGGAAGATTTCACTCTCGAACTCTCCGCCAGCTTCTGTGATGGTTGCAACGTTCTCTGCAATGGTGCTCACAGCTTGCTGGATGTCCGATTTCGCCGTTTCCATGTCATAAGTGGCATTCATCCAGCGCGGGTTTTCAATCCGTTCAAATTGAAGCCACGCTTGCTGATTAAGCGATTCAAAGAATGCTTTGAGTTCTTCCCGCTTCTCTGTTTTCCGTTTTTCATCAAAAGCCTTGACCTGTACGTCAATGTTCTTCGTAGCCTCGTCGCACATACCGGACAGTTCTTTCATTTTCGCCTCGAAGTCGTTGTATGGCTCCAGATAGCGTTTCTTGATTGCGATTCGCTGTTCTGATATGGTCTTTGACAGTTTTGAAATCTTGGCTTTATCAGCCTTTGCCGCTCCAATTTCGTCTTCGGTGACGACCATGCTCTTGTAAGATGCAAGATTCTCGGTCAGCCATGTTTTCACTTCCTCGAAGTTGAATGCGATACTCTGTGGAAGTGCTTTGTCGAGGTCGGTTATCATCCTGATTTCCGTTGTTTCCATCAAGCGTTCACCTCCGGCATGTCGTATTCCGTAATGCACTTCAATGGAAAGTAATCAGGATTGACGGCAATTCGCGGCACATTCACCGCCACGACTATTGCTCTGTTCTTTCCCTTTCCAGCCGGCACAAGCACACGATCTCCAACGTTCAGCGCCATGTCCGTTTCATAGCTGTACCCGCGTCCGACGTATGCTTTCGCACTTTCTCTGTAAAATTTGACTTCAACGATCAATGTGTTCCTTCCTTTCATATTCTCAAAGTCATTGGCGGCATCTGCCGCTTTTGGATGTACCCCCAGAACGTATCTGCTTTATCCAGCAGCCATGCGAGGTCTTCTTCGCACTCTGCCCGTTCGATTCGGCGTGTTCTCATTGACCAGTCACCACGGATGTCCTGAAGCGCGGCAAACAGATCAACGAAATCCCATCCAGTAGCCAATAGCTGCCATTGTGTTTGGGCGAGGTAGTAAATCGGCACATTTCCATCGGCCCACTTCTCATAGTCAGCTTTTTTCATGAGCTGTCCGGTTTTGATTTCCAAGATACCTCGGCGTCCGTTTTCGTCCGTCAGGTCTCCGTCAAGGGTCGCCGTAAGCCAGGGCCGCTCACTCTGAGCCAGAATGTCGTATGGGTAATGTTCAACCCGTATCTGTGGATTCATGGCCGCATACAACTCCCGAAGCGCCGGTTCCATCCGAACGCCGCGTTCAACCGCAGCATTCGCGGATATGTCCTTTTGCTTTTTTTGCCCCGTTTTTATTCTCCAGAGTTCCACTGGAGATGTCCACGGTGAGAGGCCGCAAACCGCTGCAGCGTCAGAACCACCGATTCCGAGTTCCTGCCGGCCTTCCAGCCAGCTTTCCCGGTTTTCAAAATGTTTCCTGATTAAACTCATGCCTGCGCCGCCTGCCTCATGTCCTCAATAGGAATGTGTGCCCTATGGCAAATCATATTGAGCTCGCCAAGCGTGAACAGTTCAGGCGTGTTCATCTTTTTTCGCGCTGTTGTGGCTGAACAGCCAATCATTTCTGCCACCTTGGGCGGTGTCGCATAGCCTCTTATGAGTCGCCCAACCTTGATGAAGTCGGGCTCTTTCTTTTTCAAGCGTGGCATATTTCCTCCTTGCGCTTCTTTTCTGTTAAGAGCTCCTTGATTTGTTGATAGTTCATGCCGACTTGGAGAAGGACTGATACGCGATTTTCCATTGCAGATATTGCTTGCAATTCATCCGACGTCATGTAGTCGCTTGCGTTCGCGTTTTTGTCTGCTCCACGTTCTTCGCGGACTTGCCGTGCTGACTTTCCAATCGCCATTCGATATGCCAGATCTGTGTACTGACCATACTTCAGTTTCTTGTGTGGACTATCCGGGAGTGCCTTAATCGCGTCGGTCATTTCAAGTCTGATTGGTTTTCGCGCCGCACGGGTTGCCCGCACGTTCATCAGCCCTTCCCGCATGGCGTAGAACTGCCGAACCAATTCTTTCTTGAATTTGATAACGGCCGAAGTGTTGCGAAGAAACGTTAGCAGCAGCGTCGCTTGCTGCTCATTCAGCTTATATTTCTTTGCCGTTGTCGCACCGACTTCTCGTTTTCTCACTTCGATTTCAAATCGAAGTGAACCAAACTCTTTGAAATCAGCTTCATGTTGCTGAATCAGTCGCGTCACAGTATGGTGTTGAACCCCGGCGCATTCAGCGATGACTTATGATGTTGTGAACGGTTCTTCCGTGTTTGGTGCTAAGAATACGAGGTCGTTCATGTTTGTGGCCTCCGATGCTTTGCCCGCTCATCATTAGCATCAAACGTTGATCTTCCAAAATAAGCGTAAACCTTATCCATCATGAAAGGATGCGGCGTTCGTCCTTCCAGCCAGTTCGTAACAGTTGACTGGCTGATTCCAAGATCTTTAGCCAATCTGTATCTGGTCACACCCTTCGTTTGCATCATTTTTTGTAATGTTTCAGAAAAGTTCACAATTTCACCTCCATTTGGGATTGACATTAGCAAGTTGGAGTAGTAAAATTCTGAACGTCCAATACAGAATCAAGCTACTCATCCATCTTGGGTATTTCTATACCCAACTGGAATATCGGCTTGCCTCATGCTCCATATTTTACACCATTATTGAATCATTTGCAACCCTATTGGAGCAAATTGTTTATCCAAAATTGGAGGTATATTTTTATGGATTTTTCACAAAAACTCAAAACACTCATGCGTGAGCGCAGTCTGTCCGCTTATAAACTGGCGAATGACTTGCATTGCTCACAAACCACAATCCGCAACTGGATTGATGGACGGACAACGCCGCAACCACGGACGCTTATTCAACTTTGTGAATATTTTGGTGTCTCCGAGCAGGAGTTGATTGGCGGTTTACCCGCGCAAAAAAATGACCCCGATGTCAGTAACGACACCGAGGCCATGGAGATGGTTCGTATTTTTAGCCAGTTGTCTGCAACCACTCGCTCCAAATTGCTTGAACTGGCTCGTCTTTATTCAGACGCAGAATGCAAAACTGAAGGAATCTAAGTAATCCATCTTTGTCGCTCACTTTCTCTAAGAGCTCCTTGAATTTCTCATCAAGATTGATTGTGTTCTGTACTTTTTTAATTCCATGGAGGTTATTCGTTTGGGAAACAATATCAATGAGCGCGATCAAGCAGTGCTGGACGCGCTTGATGAAAACATCAAGATCGCTCCAAGCATCGGAGTCTGTGCAGATACTTTTTATGCTTTGAAGCAGGAATTTCTTCGTGTCATGAAGGAACGTAATGATGCCTTGGAGAAATTGCAGGAGGCAGCCCATCATGAAGTGTAAATCCTGTGGTCGTGAAATCGAATCCAACTCTATGTTCTGTAACTGGTGTGGAGAAAAACAGATAAAGGAACGGAAGAAAAAAGACGAAATCAAAGTTCCTTCTCCACGAAAACTTGCAAGCGGGAACTACCGGATTTACCTTGACGCAGAGAAGCAAAGTATCACAGAAACGACAAAGGATAAGTGCATCGCAAAAGCGAAGGCCATACGTGCAGGCTTTATCGAGCAGAAAAAACTTGCTCCGAAACTAACTGTAAAAGAAGCAATACAGAAAATGATGGATGGGAAGTCTGAGATTATCTCGCCGGCCACATATCGAGGCTATGATATAGTTCTACGGCACGGATTTCAGCAATACATGGATATTGATATATCCGCTAACATTGATTGGCAAGCTGTTGTAAACGAAGAAGCAAAACACGTTTCCGCGAAGACTGTATTTAACCGCTGGAACGTCATTTCTGCTGCTATGCGGTACGCTGGAATAAACCCTCCAAAGGTTGAGCTTCCAAAGTTCAATAAGGGAGGTCTTCCATATTTGGACTATGAGCAAATCCAATCATTCATACCTCTGATTCGCGGAACAACCTGTGAGTTAGCCGCGCTGTTGGCTCTGCATTCACTTAGGCTTTCCGAACTAGTTGACTTGAAGCGTAAAGATATTATAATATCAAAAGACGGAAATGCTACGATTAACGTATCTGGAGCGCGGGTTTTGGACTTTAACAACAAATTGGTTGAGAAGGACACCAACAAAACATATGCTTCAAAGAGAGAAATCCCTGTTGTAATTCCGCGTCTTCTTGAAATTATTCCTGAAATTGGTTCTGACGAATATATTGTTCAGCTCTCTCCACAGGCCATTGGAAAGCAAATCAACAAAATCTGCAAGGCGAACAACCTTCCTCCTGTGTCTGTTCATGGATTGCGCAGATCATTTGCGTCACTCGGTTATCACCTTGGTTGGCCTGAATTGCGTACAATGAGTTTCGGAGGATGGACCAACATAGGTACAGTGCATGACCACTATTTGCGCGAATCCCAAAAGGACATCGATCAGCATTCCGAGAAAATGCGAGATTTTTACAAGAATATCCAATCATAAACGTTGCAAAATCGGCACGGATTTTTGCACGCTTCAAAAATCCTCATATATATTTACCGTTTTGCTTGTAGTGACAAGGGTTCGAATCCCTCATCCCCTGCCAGAAAGATTGTCCCGTAATCATTGAAGATTACGGGATTTTCTTTGTATATCAATGATTTTTCGAAATAATTGTCAGTAAGATTTATTTGTTTCCGCGCAGCCAGATTTGCGAAAACATAGCCGAAAATGTGCAAAAATCGGCACGAAAATCGGCACGAAATTGAGCACAAAAATGGGGCTGCATCCGCAGTCCCATTCGCTTATTCTGTAGGCGGAAGCACCACATCGAAGTCTATCAGCGCTTCTTTTCGAACGTCTTCTTCGTCCTGAAAAACGCCCATTCCGACGAGCTGCCGCATGAGGTCGTATATAGCTTCTTCTCGGATTAACCGCTTTCTCTCTGCGTAGTAGAACTTTGGGATTTCAAAGTAACTCTCAAAGAAATCTGTTACTCGCTTTAAATAGCTACCGTCCATTTGATTTTCTCCCACGCAGTGCGCAGATCAACGACCACTCGCCATTTGGGATGATCTGCATTGTTTTCCCGTATCCGCTGTGAACTTTGTTGTTGTCGATTGTATCCGGCATCAGAGGTTCGAATACAGTTTGACACTCTGCAAAATCCTCGTTCCACGTTTTCTCAAGCGCTTCAAAAAAGAGTTCTCTCAGGCGTTTGAACTGTCGGCTTCGCTCAAATCCGTCCATTCCCTCCCATTTCATTTTCCGCTGCTCCCGAAGCCGTTGTCTCCGCGTTCTGTCTTTTCAAGAGATTCGACCTCAACCAGTTCAACACGCTCATACGGAATGATAATTAACTGCGCGATCTTGTCCCCTTCTGAAACGCAGTAAATCTCGTCGCTTGTGTTTACGAGCGTTACCATGATTTCGCCGGTATATCCTACGTCGATTGTTCCGGAGCAAATGATTCCGTGATTCCGAAGGAGGCCGCTTTTGGCTCTGATTGCGCCAAAGTACCCCTTCGGGATTTCGACATGGATGCCGGTGTGGAAAGTGCATCTTCCGCCGGCCGGAATATAATTTCCCTTCGACGCATATAAATCCATGCCGGCATCGTCCTGGTGCGCATACGTTGGAGTCTTCGCGGACGGTTCTTTCACATAGCGCACACGATTGTCCTCGAATTTTGCGTTTTCAAGAAATCTCGCCGCAAGCTGTTCTTGAATACCGTGCATGTCTTCATGCTGCTGCATGAGCGCACCTTGCAAGAATCCGCGCCAGTACGCGCATCTAGTCCCATTTTGGTTTGCTTCTGCATCAATTTGTTTCATTGCCGTTTCGACCACTGTTATTTTGTCTTTTTGCATTAACGTTTTCCTTTCCCTGCATAGTTGAATTTCTTTATATACGGATTCCGTTCAGAGAACGGGGTGAAATTCTTCCCGTATGCTTTTTTCAAGATACGGTCTATCTGTTCCTGCTTGTAATCTGCTTCCACGCGTCCAGTCCACGCATCCCCATATTCTTGATCGAGTTCCATAACGCGTCTGGCGATTTTTTCTTGCCGTTGTTCTCCAAACCCTTCTTCATAAAGTGCGATAGAAAAAAAGTCTGCCGCCTTTTGAAAACCGGTGTCAACACCAATGGTCAGTTCAGTTTGCCTTGCAATCGCAAGTTTCTGCGCGTATGTGAGTCCGTTTCCCATTACAATCCCTCCGTATAGCATGAGCGGATTTTACTCCCATTCCAAAGTGAGAATTCCACGGTGTAGAATCTTCTCTTTGGATGAACAAAAATGACCTTTCCGTAAAGCGTCTTCTTTTCACTGTTGAACTGATTTATATTTCGTTCTGGGGCAAAACTAACGACCTTTTTTACCGTTTGTCCTAACTGTACCATTTTTTCCTCCATCTTTCGGCCGGTAAACCCGACCGTCTTTGTATGCCTTATAACCGGCTTTTATCATGCTGCGGATAGTATCATCTGACGGGATGCAGGATTCATAATCCGTCTCCATCATGCCTTTCCCGTCCAACGCTCTTACGATTTCAAACTTCATGATCTTCCCTCGCCCAGCGGTCATCTATGATCTTCCGCATGGTCGTTTTCTGGTAATCTTCCCGAATAAACGCAGCTATCGGCGCTTCGTCTGGCATGGCCTCGATTTTTTCAACGCACTCATCGTGAATGTACGTTGAAAATCCGTCGTACCAGATATCGTCATCCTGGTATATTTCCGCGCCACACCATGCGCACATACCGGTTGCATTTTCCCGCTGTACATCTTCAAACACTTTTCACACCCCCAGAAGTTTTTTCATTTCAATGTAGTCCTTGCGGCCTTTTATTACCCGTCGGCTTTCCCCGGACATTTCTACTGGATGGCACTGTTCAATCAGCCTATCGTAAATGCGCTGACGGCGTATTTCGCTTTCGCCCTTCATCTGCTTTGGGGTGTAATTGCTGGTGATGACCAGCGGCACCTTCGCCCGGTAAAGCGCATCAACGATCATCGTGATATGTTCATTCATGTACTCTGTGTCACGCTCAATGCCCAGGTCGTCGATTGCGATGAGGTCATATCTGGTTAAGTCATCGATGAATTCCTGCTTCCCATCCCACAATGCGCTGATTTGGTTTGTAAGCCGTGGAAAGGTCGTCATCATACAGCGATATCCCTTTGACACAAGGTCATTCACGATGCAGGCGGCGAAGAAACTCTTTCCTGTTCCGACCGTTCCATAGAGAAGAATTCCTTTTCCCAATCTTCGGAGATAGGGAAAATTCTCGCAGTAGTTCTTCATACCGGCAGTAACATCCGGCCGTGCGCCGTCATCTTTGTCGAACGTGCATTGGAGCATATTACAGTCCGAGTCTGGGAAAGCCAACGTTCGCAAACTGTCGATTCGCATTGCTTCCTCTCTTGCGCGTTTTTCTGCTTCAGTAGCATCGAATGCGGTCCGCATACACTTGCACACGCATGGTACAGTTACCGTCTCCCCGTCTGGGAGTTTTACTTTGCTTTGCCTGAGTCCGTTGCATTTCGTACAGTGAAGAAGCCCGTCTTCGCCCATCTGCGTGTCTTTTACGTCAATCGGAACCTTCCTCGCTACCGACCGCATAACGTTCGAGAATCCAGTTGGGTCTTTAACGGGTTCTGACTTTGCTTCTGTCTGTTTTCTTGCGCGAAGTTCCATCAATTCTTCCATGCTGATGGTCATTTGTAAAAATCCTCCGGTGAACCGTAGTCGGTCGGTGCATTTTCTCGCAGGGATTGTCTTGTCGGCTGCGGTTTTCTTTCAAGCCATTCCCACACTACCCCACGATAATTTGATGCCATGGTTCGCTCAATCACATCAATGACTGCCTGCGCTCCGTATTGGTCAACTCTCTTTTGCACAACCGTCATCAAAGACTGCAAACCACGCGGGGTATAGAATTCTTTTCGCTCGGTTTTGTATTCAAGCCATTCCTGCATTTGAGTTTGAACCATCGAAGGAAGATTAGACATAGCCGCGCTGATCTCATCGGAAACTGGCTGCGTTTTTCCTCCCCTTTCCCCCGTACCCCCTTTTCCTTCTTTTTCTTTATTACTAGAAGTAGAACTAGAATTAGAAATAGAATAAGAGGGTAGATGTGCTGTAGATGTTCCTGTAGATTCTACATCTGACTTTGCATTATCGCTTGTATCTTCTGATTTCAGTTTCTTTGACATCCGCCATTTTGCTTGGCTAATTCTTTTTTGTTCTCGGATTTTCGCCAGTTTATCTTCATTCTGATACATCATCCAATTCGACAGGAGGTATATATCGTCAATGATTTCAACCATTCCTTCGTTGATGAAGAATTTCATGCAGAGGTCCAATTCTTCTGTGGTTCGGTCGATCATGACTGCTATATCGCTGATTGACTGAAACGGAATTTCCCTTGAGTTTATGAGGAAACCGGAGTGGTTGCATTTACCGGCGAAGTCCAGCAGTTCAAACCACACAGCCGTCAGTTTATCGCGGAAACTCTCGCCGCCGATTTTGGCTTTTTTGATTTTCTTGAAGCTCTCACCATCAAACATTCCGACTTTGAGCTTAATCCATTGAACGTTATCCATAGGTTCGAACTTCCGGCGCAACAGATATTGGCTTTGTAAACACCCAATACCCTTTTCGGGCTGCAATGTCCATAATGCACCCAAGGTCTTCCTCAGTCAGGATACCCAAGTCAATCAGAAGTGCGGACGGATCATCGAAATTTTCCAGTTCTCCATTGCCATAAAGTTTTGTTTCAAAATTCAAATTCATGTCTTTCACCTCCCATCAAAACGGCAGATCGTCCGAGTTTTCGTCCAGCATCGCAAATCCTTCCGGGATGTCGGTTGCGGATGCCGGCACAGGTGCTGTATAGCTGGATTTCGACGTTCCGTCTGTCGGCTTACTCCCGCAGAAGTAGACCCGTTCGGCTACAATTTCTGCGTTACGACGCTTATTCCCCTCTTTGTCCGTCCAGTTACGGATTTGAAGTTTGCCATCAACCAAAGCCATGCTTCCTTTGTCAAGATACTTTCCGACAAACTCTGCCGTCTGATTCCATGCGTTCACATCGAGGAAGTCTGTTTCACGCTCTTGTCCTTGAGCTGCATAGTCGCGTTCAACAGCAAGCGTAAAACTTGCCACAGATTTTCCACTCTGTGTCACACGCATTTCTGGCTTCTTTACGATTCTTCCTTGCACAATGATTCTGTTTAACATTTTACACTCTCCCATTTCATTTAGGTTCGCGTGTCGCGCCCACAGACGCCGCACACGCCGTTTGTACGTTCTCCGTGTGTGTTTTTTCGCGTTCTGACATGGAAACGTCCTCTAAACCACCTCAAACGCTTCAAGAGCGGTCAGCACGCAAAGTACAACTCCTACAAGAATCGCGCACGCTCCAATCAAGAGATTCCCAAATCGTTCCTTTGCCGTCTGTCCAAAGCGTGACAACTGAATGAACAACGTACCACCTGCGATGCTTGCGATTGCGGAAAGCATCGCAAAAAGCAAGTATGTTTTTCCGTTCATCTGACGCATTTCATCCCCTTTCTGATAAGTTCACGCTGTCTTTTTGTGAATGACTTTGTTGGGGACAGCGACTTTCTGTTGTTTGCGCTCATTGCCTTGTACATGTTGTTTTCGTCCTGATAGGCCAAATATGCTTTGCACCATCCATGACATCCAATTTCGCGTTTTTCGCACCCTTTACACGGTGCTTGAATGACTGCGGCCATATTTCTACGCCCTCCTATCGGCAAAAGTATATCCCGTCCTGATATGCTACGATTTCTGTCCCTTGAATGTACTCTGACTGAAAAACCACGTCTTCTGGGAGTAGCCGTTCTCCGAGCAGTACGCGTTCCGCGCATTTGTACGCTCGTTCTACAGCTTCTTTTTCGCTTGGATTCGACGCACGCTCTTTCCAAATAACGCCAGTCCAGTAGAACGTGTTGTATTGCCTTTTCTGGGTCAGCACCGCTTCCATTGTGTCTGGATACCATTCGCATCGCATCCGATTGAGGATGACATTTCCGACCATGATGCGGGTTTCGTCGCTGCAGTCATCCCCACCAGCCTCGGCGTAAATTGCCCGTGCAAGCAGTTCAAGACATTGCGGGTCATCAACGATAAATCCGCCGGCACCTCCAATGCCGTCTTTGGTATGGGGTGGGTTGCAGAATTGTGAATAGTCAGGTTCTGTTTCGGTATCAGTTTCCTGCTGTTCCTCTTGTGTCAGCGGTGCAGTATCCTCCGGGTTTTCCGGCTCATTCAGGTTTTCTTGGGCAGTAATAGGCATTTCAGTGTTAATTTTTGATTCTGCTTTGTTGGCAAGCGCTTGCTCGATATCGCGCTGAAAAATCATCATTGTGATTGATGTGAGGACGAGGATCACGCAGACACAGAAAAGGAATTTTCTCATGCTACCGGTCCTCCTTCTCTAACTTCTGCATCAAGAAGCTTTTGCTTCGCTCTGTAATATTGGCTATTTTGAACGGACAGCCCTGGATGCGCTGCGTAGTACGCTCGTTTCTTGGCTTTGATTTCTTCCGCGTGTTCAGCGTAATAACGACGATTATATTCGCGTCTGTCCCGGTTTCTTCCTCGTTCCGCGCGGCGTTCATCAGCTTTTCCGTCGTACCATCCAATGTGTTTGTAGCTTGCTTTGTAGCAGCTTTGGTAGCAATAGTAAGTGACTGCTTCTTTCTTGCCATCTCGTTCGATCATTCTCATAAACGGAGAACCCGCGCTTGTAACAACCATCTGTCCGCACGTCCCGCACGGGCGAAGCAATGTCAATCTCCTGTCAGTCTGTCTTCTTACACTCATACTGCTGTACCAACCGCTCAAGGTAGAACTGTGCTTTTTTGAGGTCTTCCACCGGCTTTCCCTTGAACGGACGCCGCCAGATGTACTTGACTGTCTGCCACGCCAATACCGCCGATACCGGGTCGAACCATCCTTCAACCATCGCGTTCAGAGCGTCGATACACTCAATAGAGCCTTGATTGTAATGCTGGGGATGATCTACGGCATTTTCGGCCGGTTTTTCGTCAGCATCCTGATTCATGAATGCGTTGACCTGCGCCATTGGCTTTTTAGCTGGTGCAGGGAGAACCATTTCCTGATTCCAGCATTTCTCACAGAGTTCTGCACTTGCTGTATTTGCATTACACAGGTCAAGCGGGACAGGAAGAATATCTCTATATGCGTGTGGGCAATAACGTATTCCACCGTAGCAGCTTTTGTTTTCCGCGCCCGGTTCCATTTTCAGAACAAATTCTCTCTGTGTCATTTCTTCACGACCTCCGTCCCGTAATATCTGCACCCACAGTCAACCGCTCCGCCGAAGAACGGGCTTGCCGCGTTGAAACAGGTGAATTTATCCCATGAGTCACATCCCATGCAGGTTTTCCGGTCGATTTCCGGTTCCTCTCGCGCGGTTAATGGCGTTGTTCCCTTTCGTTCTGACATTTCTTATCGTCCTCTCGTTCAAAATATCTGCATCCACAGTTGACGAAGTCTGCACAATGGGGGCTGTCTCCGTTGCAGCATACCCAGTTAAACGGCTCCCACCACTTGCATCCTTTGCATGTATCGCTCATTGTGTCTTATCCTTGACGAAGTAACGCTTGTATCGTGTTGGGTCTCCAAAACGGTCTGTGGCTGTTTCCCATATATCTTCAACCTCATAGCCGAATTTGTTTTTCAAGTCCCAAATGCGTGCTCCAAGTCGCGTGTTGCCCAGTTCTCTGGTTGCTTCCATCTGCGTGATGGAGCCGTGTTCCCTACAATACGCAACGATTCTCTCGCAGTCGTTCATAACATTCCCCTTTCTAAACGTCCGCCCAATTTCGGCAGAGCATTGCAAGCGAAACGTAGCTAATAGCTTCACTGCCAACCTCTACCCAAAACTTCCCATACATGCTGACAATGCTGATTTTATAGACTTTCCAATGCTTTAGCCCATGGTATCCGGTCTTCCCCGTGTAACGCATCCGGACTTTGCTCGTTCTATCGTTCATCGCTTCACCCTCCTAATTCTAAGTTTACTCATGGCAGCAAATGTTTTTTTACATGATTATGTAAACCCTAGAAAGTGAAAAAATGAGGGTGCAATAGGCACCCTCAAACAACATTATGCTGTTATGAATTGAAATCAACCAGCGTGATTTGCAGCCTTATACTCAATTCAGATTACATCGAACAGGCTCAAATTGTCATTCTGTTGTGAATCGTCAAATTCCTTCAGATACCCAACAGAGTCCCGGTAGTAATCGTTGTTGAGTTCAATAGTATAGCCGCGCCTACCAGCTTTTATGGCCTCCAGTGCAACCGTTCCAAGTCCACCAAACGGGTCAAGCACCAGATCCCCTGGATTGCTATACCGATTGATAAGCCTGTCAACGATATCCAGCTGAAGGGGGCAAACATGGTTTTCTTTTCTGCGCTGACTCTGCGTTGTATTGAGCGTTCGCATTCGGTTAATATCGTCCCAAATCTGGTCTGTCCAGCTCCCAGGAGCGACAACCATAAACGTAGCCGGTAGGTGGCCATCTTTGTCCAATTCTTTCGCCAGTTTCACGTGTTCGTCGTAGTTGTAAACAGAGTCTCGGCTATATTTCCGATATAGTGCCTGAAGTTTTCCCGTGTCAGTATGCAGCAGTTCGTCTTTCGTAATCAGCCGATTTCCGGAACTGCGCCAGAACCCGTGTGCATCGATCTGCCATTGAGCGCGTGTGTATTCGTCCTTCGTCTTGGATACGCGCTCATCCGCATATGCTTTGGAGCGGTCGGTTGGAAGCTTCCGGAATAGCAAGATGTACTCCGGGCAGCCGACGCCCATTTTTGTCCCATCCTTGCACTGTTCAGACCAGCCAAGCCGATATGTCTGATTGTTCTCGCGCACAACATCTGTAACGACCGTAATCATGCCGAAATATGCAAATCCATGCTCCATATAGTGCTTAATGCACATAGCATGAAATGGTTCCATCGTCGGCATACCAGTCCCTGTCGCATTGCCGAAAAGAACACGGTCTTTCACATGGCAGCAGAATACACGTCCTGGCTTCAAAATGCGCAGAAGATTCGGCGTCAGATAGTCCATCTGCTCAAAGAACTTTTCCGTATCCTCATTGTGGCCGAAGTCGTTATAGCTCGGCGTGTATTCGTAATGATTGGAAAACGGGATCGACGTGACGATCAGATCTATGCTGTCGTCCGCCATTTTCGCCGTTTCCTCGCAGCAGTCGTTGTTGACTGCAATCCAGTTTTTGCCTCTGATTTCCACTCTTTCCACTCCTATGCTTCTGGCCATCTCCTGCTTCATGTGCTCTCCAGAAAGGCCGTATTTCTTTACGATCTCACGCATCTGCTCCTGCATATAGTCATGCTGCTTCCATTTTTTCTGCAAAACGTCCCAAATCGGGATCTCTGCCTCCGTATAGATGATGTCCACAATGACCTTCTCCGTTTGCAAGAATCGGTAGCAGCGGTGGATTGCCTGAATGAAATCGTTGAATTCATAGTCAATCCCGACAAAGATCATTCTGTGGCAATGCCTCTGGAAATTGCAGCCCTGTCCAGAGAGCTCCTTCTTCGTCGCAAAGAGCCGGATTTTGCCGTCCGAGAAGTCAATCACGCGGCGTTCTCGCTCGTCATAGTCCATCGTTCCGTAAATCTCTACGGTCTCTGGCATAACTCTGTGAATTTCGTGCCGCTCCGCTTCAAGATCGTGCCAGAGGATAAAGCTTGCGTTTGGGTCACTGTCGACGATTTCTTTTGCTAAACGGACTCTTGCGGCTATTGTCTCACGTTTTTCGCGTGATGCCTCCTGAAGATTTGTGGCAGAATCGTTCATCATCTTCACTTGACCATCCCGGTCCGTGATCTTTCCAAATTCGTCGTGAACAACATGCGTTCTGACTTCGAGTCCAGGAAGTTCATATCCCTCGTCAGAATATCCGAGGTCTGACGGTTTTCCAAGGAACAGCGCCCATGAACTGACCCACAGCCAGAATTCTTCTTCACGGTGGGGATAGAGGGTCAGGTTGTTGGTCTTGGTGCTGTCCCGCTTGAAGAACCGTGTAAGGGCCTGTCCGGTGTCCATGACTTCGAGATATCCTGCATAGTGGATGATCTCTTTGTACTTGTTCGGTGCCGGCGTGGCCGTTGCGACCATCTTGTATTTGACACCCTTGAATTTTTGGAGGAACGTCTTATAGGTCTTGCTCCCAAACGAGCGCAGCACCGACGCTTCGTCAAGGCTCGTCGCCGCGAAGTACGCCGGGTCGATATCCCCGTCCCGGACGCGCTCATAGTTGGTAAGCATGATCTCCGCCCCAGCGTTCTCGCGTACCTCCTGCATCGTCCGTACATAAACCGGCTCTTCGTATCCAAGAATATTCACGGCGTCCCGTTTGAATTCCTGCCGCACGCCGAGTGGGAGCACGATCAGTGCCGGCTTTCCCTCATGCTTCGCCGCGTGATGGCAGAATTCCAGCTCCTGCGCGCTCTTTCCCAAACCGAAGCTTTCAAAGAGCGCCCGCCGGCCGCCGCGCAGCGCCCAACGTACCGCATCTCTCTGATGCGGCTTCAGCGCCGGATTGATATCTTCCTCCGGAACGGAAAAGCCGCTCACCGGAGCCGTCTCGATTTTTGATTTCAGAAATTCCAAGTATTTGCTGTTCATCTTGTCTCCTATACAAACACAGTGTCATCCAAGACCTGTGCGTTTTCCGTGATTTTGACTTTCATATCGTCCGTAAGTGTGATAATGACTTCTGCCTTGGACGCTCCGAACGGAAGGAATCCCGATCTATACTCTTTGCAGACCATCCGTTTCCCATCTTCCATCGTGAACTTATCCCCGCTTGAATCCTTGTACACGCAGTCTGGATTGCACGTTGCGAGTTTTGCGTATCTTCCGATAAATGTCGGGGACATCTCTGCATACTTCGGGTACTCTTTCACGAAACGGTCATATTCCACTGGAAACAGTCTTTTAAATTGGTGCAGGAAATTCGGTACGATTACATCCGCATGGGCCTTGATGATGTCTCCGCACATATTGCGTGGTCTATATCCAAGAACGTTGTCCAAATTGTCCGGTGTCAGCATTGGTCTGTCCACTAGTAAATGTTGATTTGTGAATATCGCCGTTGATGCGTTCAGTCGTCTTCCGTCCAATTTGAGGTCTACGTAAGGAAGATTCAGATACGCCATATCTCCAATGCGAATTACATACCAATAGGATGGGTATCTGAGTTTACGATATTCTGGCGAATGCCGCGCTGCGTCTGTCACAGTGTCATAGCGTTTGCTCTGTTTTGTGCCTCCATCCACTTTTTCAACTCTGCCAAGTTCACACCGTCGGTTGAACGGTATGGTAACGTTCAGGCATTTCCCTTCGTGGTATGCGGAGCATTCCTGCGCGTGATCGCAGCAAATATATTCTGCCCGAAGCCGGTTATTTCGTTTTCCTTCTCCGTATAAAGCAACGTTTATGAGCGGCATTTATTGTCCTCCTTTCCCAAGAGAACAGAACCCATCTTCCGGCATATTAAGGCCGGTCGCGTCACGAAACCCGCACCTAACATATGTCCCACACCACGAAATTTCTGCCCTGCGGCCATCACAGTCCCTGCAGCGTGTAACCTGTACTGCGTCCACTGCAGGCAGTCGGCTGATCTCAGCAAATGCCGCAGCATAGTCCCCGGATGTCCGGCGCACGATTTCGAGCGCGTCTTCCCTGTAAATCAGATGTTTGTCCATCATGTCTCACCATCCTTGATTTCTGTCAGCCAAAAATCACGTTTGCATTTCCCACAATCCATTCCGGGGTCATAACATCCACCAGTTTGCTTGTCACGACCTTCACTTGAAATTTGAGCTGGGTAAATACTTAGATATTCATCATTTAACATACTAGCTTCAGGAAACATCTTCAAAAACTCGCTCTGCCTCGTTTTAACAGGATGTTCTTTTGACCATTGCTCAACGATAGGAACCAGATCAATAGCCTTTGCACATAATGTTGCGCAATATGCAACTTTGTTTCCAGGGCAGTTCATGCACCTACTCATATAAAAATTGCACATCCTAGTTCGTTCTTTTAAGAATTCAACAGCATCCATATCTCCGTCCTCCAATTATGCTTCTTCGTCCTTGATTTCAGCCAGCCAAAAATCACGACGGCATTTATCACATCCTCCTCTATCCTCGCACGACATAGCATTCAACTGGCATGGAGCGATGTTTGGCAATCCGTCATCGCCAATCTCAGCATTAGGGAACATCTTCAAAAATTCGCTCTGTCTTGTTTTGACAGGATGTTCTTTTGCCCATTTCTCGACCGCAGCAACACATTCCTCTGCGTTGTTGGTGAGATCGTTCATATGGCATCCGCGTCCAATATCGTCAAGTGGACAGCCTACACACGGTTTTCCCGTAATGTTGTTTTTAGAATCAAAAGAATCGCACATTCTCGCATATGCTTTGAAATACGCAACAGCATCCATTTTCCATCCTCCTACATCCAGACCATATCACATTTGTTGTCCACGCAGTCCTGCACGATTTCCTTGTCTGTCATAGCGTGTCCTCCTCCATTCCGTCAAAAATCATCTGGCCGGGCAGTACGCCGTCCTCCATCCACCAGTGCATCACGTCCTCACCTGTTTGCCAGTTGCAAGGCAAGCCTTTCTTTTGCCGTTCCGCAAGCATCCTGTCAAACGCCCGGACATACGCCGCCTTGATCTTCGGATAGCGCGAGAACTCCGTGTTTCTGTGTTTCCTTGCCATTGGGCACCCGATGCACCCCACGCGCTTCCATCCGCATTCATACAGCGGATTCATGCAGATTTCTTCCTCTTTCGCATACCCCCAAACGTCAGCGTCCGTCCAGTCAATGATTGGATTTACAATCCGTTTCCCTTTGAGCTGGCAATTCTCCATCATCCTGCGGCTTTCGTCGTTATCGTTCATCAGTGTTAGGCGTTTTGATATATCCCAATGCAAAACTTCCAGCGCACCGCGGTTCTTCCGTTTCACTGATTCTGCCCAGCGTACACCGGTTGCAATAAATCTGTTTCCTGCGCCGCCCTCTTTAAGCTCCGAGCAACAGTACCTCATCCAACGTGTCGGCGGCATGAGCTTGCGCGGAATCAAATTCCACATCGTCACGTTCCCGCCGTCCGGCGTCCGGTGCGTATCGATGTCGCATTTTACGCCATCCAGCTCCAAGTGGTGGAAGGTATCCCGTACGTGCCATACGGTTTCCGGTGCATCCGCCGTGGTCAGCGAGTGCAAAACCTCATACTGGATACCGGCTTTGCCCGCCAGATGCAAAAGCACGTCCGAGTCCTTGCCGCCCGAGTAGGTAATCACAAGCGGCTGCTTGTATACCCGCAGGGACATTTCAGCTGCAAACCGCAGCCGCTCAATCGCGGTTTGTTCTAAGTCCATCAGTATCCCTCCAATTCAATCCGTATCATTGCGCTTCCGGAAACAGATCTGCTTCCCAAACGCGAAAATGTCAGCTTCGGCCACTTCATCCGACCGGCAGAATGGAAGTCCGAGTTCGTATGCTTTCATCGTTACGAAGAAAGCGCACTCCCTGCAATCTGCCCCAGGTACTTGCTTCAGCAATTCCGGAACCCTGTAGATCTCGACATCCCGGAGTTTTCCATCGATCATTAGTTTCTGCGTTTCATATCTCTTCTTGGGTTCATCTTTCGTCGTACCCAAGAACGCTCTCGGAAGATCTCGGTCAGGCAAACTTCCATCAAGTGAATGCGGATAGACCGGAGTGTTCGGCACATCAACGAGTTTCCCATCTACCATCATTTGAGCGCGGAGAATTTTCTTCCCTGCAAGATCTTCTTTTTGCACATCCGCATGAACAAATACTTTGCGCCAACTGTTGATTGGTTCTCCAACCCAAACCGGTTGCCCATCCATTTTTGCGAGTTCCTGCAGCGTCAATGGTTCGGTCATGTTGTCCCTCCGATTGAAAGCTGGTTCTGCCGGTAGCATTGAAATAGCGTCTGACCCTTATCGTTGAGCATATACGGAAGGAAGATCTCATCCATCTGCACCATCTCGGATTCCAGAATCGCCATCTGCGCAGCTACCCAGTCCTTCACGATGCGCCAAGCGACACGCTCGGCCTGATCGCGGTCGCATTTGACCTTCTGCTTTGTAAGTACATTTCGCACTGCGCTGACGTTTGCTGGCAGTTTGACTCCGCGCGGGCCATTCGGTGTATCAATCAGGAAGGACAGTGCTGTGATATGCCCGTCATTGTCGTAATCCTGCATGATTTTCTTCGCACCGTGCTTGACGAGCTGCCCCTGAATCTCACCAAGCGTCGCAAACACATCGACCTTCGTCGTGTAATTCATGATGGGCATGGTTTAATCCTCCCCGGCCGCAATCGGAAGTGGAATCCAGTGGGTGACATAATATCCGGTGAGTGGAGCATCTTCGATTCCCAGAAGAGCATTGGCAAGGACTTCACTTTCTTTATCTCTTCCGATGTGCCATATCTTTTGTTCGGTGTCAAAAACTGCGGGCGAAACGAACTTCCTGTCATACGGTTCATCTGTGAATGGATTACTTACTGACTCCATGACAGTAACAGTGCAGCTCACCCACCCATATGCAGCTTTAGCCTTCGGAAGGTGGTCTTTGACACTGATCCACTCCGGCATGTGGTCCAGCAACTCGTTATATGCCGTTGTTAAGGCACCTAACGATTTGTCTAGTTCCGCATTATTAGCCGCAAGCCTCCCAATTTCATTGGCTGCAGCTACTGCCAGCGAGCCGCCATGCCGCCTAAGTTCCTGCAAAATCTCTTGTTGTGTCATTTTTCAGTTCCTTTCATCGATTGGTACAAGCCGCCATTCCCACCAGCCGTTTTGCTGACTCCGTTTCCTGCTCAGATAGTATTTTCTGGACAGTTCCCAAAGTTTGTGGATGCACTGTGCCCCGTACTCTTCGCACGGAACATCACCATCACATTTCTGGTACTGTTCGCAATCCGGGCAAACGAACGTCTGGCAGACATCTGAGCAGGCATCCCGGAAGTCATCTTCTGTGATTCCTTCATCCGGGTCGATGTAGTCCGTCAGCCACGAAGATAGTTCATCACATTCTGCGTGGGTTAGGAAATCGTAGATGCTGCCTTCGCATAAGTAGGTTGCCGCCAGATACTGTTCGCCCTTGCTGATTTCCAATCCGCAAAGGTTGCAGCGATGTGGTTTACGTGCCGTGCGCGTCACTGTTTTCAGATGCTCTATGCTCATATCCGTTATCCCTCTCAAGTGCGTAGTAAATCGTTCCATTGTTAATTGCTCGGACAATTAACTGCATTTGCAAATTCATGAACCACTTTCTATTCCACAGCCTGTCGTACCAGTAGATATTTTCCTGACGTGCAAGCGAGTCTAACGACCATATCTGCAAGCCACGTTTGTATTTTGGTTTACTCATTTCCGTTCCTCCTATTCCAATCCGCCGAACATAGTCGTTTGCTCCATGTCCGGTTCCTTTTTCTGCGCCGCCCTCCGTTTCTCAACCGGCCTGTACTCCCGTTCTGGGTTAAGAACGTCTATCGAGCAAAATTCGAAGTGTGGGCAGCGGTTCAGCCGCGTTATCTGACGGTCAGTTCGAATTTCGTCTTTTGGCTCGCACCAAATCATGTCATCATCTTGAAGAAAAGCATTTGCGCAGTAGCGGCAGTATTGCTTCATGGATTCTCCTCTCGCATTTTAGGTCTCTCCAACGGTTTAAAAATTGTAGGTTGATGCGATTTCCGCCCGTTTTCTGCACTCCACACACACCACATCACGTCCATAAGTGGTGCACCTCCGTGTTCTTCCTTGAAGTAGAAGTTCGGCCTCCATGTAAGCGGCAGTACATAATCCGGTCGTACCTCTCGGAACAATCTCAGCCTTTTTGATGCGTGCCAATATTGTGATTTCAACAGCATAGCGAACGGATGACCAAGTTCGTTTGCGTGGCGAATAAACTGCTCCGAAAGCGCAAACGGCGGATTTGTTATAATCCAGTCAGTTTGCGTCCACTCAACGTTTCCCGGAGGTGCCTCGGCCGTTAAGAAATCTGTTCCCTTCATAATGTCAGATTCATAAACCGTATGCCCATGTGCTACGAGCTGTTTTGCCATGTCTCCTTCACCAGTAGCTGGTTCCCAAACGCGGATGAATGACGGAAGGTCAAGAAACCGCATGAGCGATTCCGTGACATCCGGCGGAGTTGGGTAAAGGTCTGTCGGGCGGCGATCTCGTTCACCATTCCCGCCAATCATCTGTGTCGCCCGTAAACTCTCCATGTCTGCACCCCGTCACTTGAAAATGGCCATTGCGCTGTAATAAACAGCACCAAGTTGGTAGGCCGAGCACGAATATTGGATTTCGATGTTTTCTCCCTCGTGCAACTTGAGGAATTTGTTTAACGCATTTTCAAGACGTTCCGCATCTCTATAGGTGAAAATTTCAACTCTCATTTTTTCTCCTTTTTGTTCAGCAGGTAATCGGCGCGTAGCGCCCGCGCAAATCCGTTGTCCGGTGACTTCCCATTATGGCTTGGTGTTTTGTCAAGTGCCTTTCTACACAATGCCAAACATCGCTCACAGACTGCATAACCTATGACTGGTGGGTTCTTCCCGCACTTTTTGCATAGCGTCACGCCGTCCATAAGGACTTTTGGGGTAGTGCCGTTCCGCCACTTATGTTCGTTCGACGCCCGCCGTGATTTCATGGCGCATTCGCCGCACGTCCGGTATCCTGGTCGTGGAGGACGCTTCCCGCATTTTGTGCATAGACCTTCAGCAGCTCGACGTTTCGCGCGCTTCGAAACATACTCAGTTTGGTGTTCTATCCACTGTTTCTTCCTTGGGTATGTTTTCTTCACATAGTCATTGATGCAATCCGGATACGGGCAGTTAAAGCAGTCATTCTTCTTGCATTCCATGTTGTTCAACCCTTGGTATCACAGCTTGTCCCTTCCATAATGGGATGCCAATCGGTTCTCTACTCCATACAGGGAATCGCATGCCGGTAAGACCTCGGCTAAGTTGTTCTGGAACCACACACAAATGTGCCTGAATTTCGAGCCGTACTGTACCGTCTTCATTTTTGGACGTAGATACCCAGTCATTTGGAATGTCCCTATTCAGTTCAAATTCACACGTCGCTCCGGTCATGCGTCCGTTGAGCGAAATCGCATCTGTGTTGAACTTTGAAAAGACAAGCGCAATGAATCGGGAAGCAGCATCGCGCTGTGGAAGAGTATCGCGGCAGTTTTGAACATCTGACCATGCGAAGATTCCAGTTTTGTCCGCAAATGCTATCCTGTTCATTTCGTTGCCCCTCCATCCCACAGGATCGGATTCCCTTCAGCATCGACCATCACGCAAGCGCCACCGTAAATGCTCCGAATCAGATACATCACGTTTGTTTCAGTATCGACATACACGATAAGAGCGGAATTATCGTCTTTGATGACCCGTTGAAATCGTTGCTGACTGTGTTCCACTACGGTTTCTGTTTTGGTGGCGTTCTTATCACATTCACCTGCCACCGCACCCGCAACCGAGACCACTAGCATTGCCATAATCAATATCACAAGCAGAGCGAGTGTCCTTACGTAAATCTTCTCACTGAATTTCATGCGGATTCCTCCTGGTCGTAGATCGTGCCGCACCGATGAAGTTCATTCTGGTCGTATACCACAATGTTCGTGGTAAACCGTCTGTCTGCGCAGTCACGGATGATAAACGATGGGTCAACCGCATCAAACTCAACAGAGTACCGATGTGTAGAACTCTCGACACTCAAGATGTCACCCTCGAAGATCTTCTCCCCGTTCCCGTCAACAAGCCCGATGTACTGTCCGACTGTTTCTGGAATGACCTCCACGGCTTTATTGAACGGCTCTCCATTATCGATGAAGAATTTCCCTTCACACGCGCACCCCGTGTCATTCGCGCGGCCAATCAGATAGCCATACACCCACTCGCCATTGTTTACCGACTTGCCCCTGAATGTAATTTCTCGCAACTGTTTTTCCTCCTATTGTCGTTTCACACTTCTACGCATTCGTTCTCACGAATGTTGACCCGATGCCCATTGACCTGAATGACATATCCGATTTGTTTGATGCCCGCATACCCGGCATACCGTTCTGCACGATACAGCGCCCCAACTTCCGGCCGAAACTCCGGGAACAGGTCAATTTTCTTTGTGATTTGAATGTCGCAATCCGTGTGCGGCAGCGCCCCTGGCCTTTTGGTTTCATTGCTTGACGGAAGCTGGCCGTGGCACCCATGCGCTACTCGCCACTTCGCTGCACACTCGCAGGAGCAGAACTTATGCTGGTATTCTTTCGGTCTGTATCTTTGCATCCGCCGCACTTTCTTCCCGCACCAGTCGCAGTTAAAAAATTCCCATGCCATATCTCACCGCCGCCTTTCCTTTGAGAAAATCTCAAATGATGTCAGCGAATCCCCTGCCTTGATCTGCCCTTTGCAGAATATCCGCAGATACCCGCACGGCAGACAGTCTATCGACCACGCCGGCAGCGCCATCTTCCGATAATCACACGGTCCCATCCACTCTCCATGTCCGCCATGTCCTTCCAAATCTAATGTTTCTGACGCACCAGACAGCCGCACGACCGGTTCAGGTCCCAAACATCCTACAAAGTCCATCCGCCCCCATGTTTCACGTCCCAAACTGTCCTCCATTGGAATGATGACCAGACTATCAAACGCAGGTTCTTTACTGTCAAAACGTTCCCGTCCCGGAACTTTCTCGAAATCTTCCTTGCGCATTTTTCGAATGTCCATTGATTTATCGCCCCCTCTATTTTTCATCATACTCATGCCAACAAATGTTTTTTTACATTCTTATGTCAACCCATCCATTTACGCATACCATCCCGCCGCACGCCGCCCATCAGCCGATGCACACTTGATTCATACCCATGCAATATGTGCCCCGTGTCCGTAGGACACCCGATATGTTGCCGTAAGGCAACCGCGCAAATTTTATTTTTGAGGTATGCCCCATATCCGTTCCAAAATTTTAACTCAGGTTTGGAAAATACCCCCCCTCCCCCATGTCTATTCAGGCAAAAAGAAAGCGCCGTCCATAGCCGACGTCGCAAAAACATATTCAGGCGTATATGGAATCCGGTTTATTCCACCGGTTGCACCATTCCACACTTACATCATGGATGTGGCAATACCTCCATTTAACCATTACGCCCGTTTTTGGTGTCGTTTCGCGGAACATGGTCAGAGGGGGAAGTGCTTAGCGCGTTCTCCGATTTTGGGCGCGTCCTGGTCTTGTAAAAAGGGGGGGGTCTTTCGTTTTGACACGTTTCTTGCATTTTTGGGCGTATGTCGTTTACATTATGCCCTATAATGTAAACGACAACGGCCCATTTTTGCAAGTTTACAGTCGTTTTCCTGCAAACTCCCGAACTTTCCGTGACATTTTGTGTGACACGCACGGCCTGCTGCGGCTTGCCGTTGGTGTGCAATGGGGCGCGGGTGGAATTTTTGCCGATTGTTTCCGCCTGAACAGAGCGAAGCCGGGAACACTTTCCCCGCGCGGCTGTTCGCGGATGTTGTGGTGTGCTGTAAGTGGATGTTGGCTGGTGCTTGCTTGGCTTGCGTGGTGCTGCATGGTGGTTGGCAGGGATGGGCGGCAGGGGCTGGCGGTGGGTTGGATGTTGGTACATGGGACTATAGAATAGAGTGTAATACTCGCCCGCGCAATTAACGCACGCGCACGCACGCGACGCGCACGCATACGCGCATACGCGCGCGATATAATATGGAGTGACTGCGGGAGTGTGTGCGGGGCGTGTAGAGGCTGTGCGGGGCTGCTGGGGCGGCGCTTGGGCTTGTGGTGGTGCTGGTGGTTGGCTAGGGGCTGCGGGGGGGCCTTGGCAGGCGGTTAAGCCTGCGCAAGGTAGCGGGCGCGGATCTTATCAATTCGGCGCTGTATAGCGCTCTTGCTCATGCCAAGGGCGGCGGCAATGGTGCGGACGGTGTGCCCGGCGGCAAGTGCTCGGATGATCGCGCGTTCGGTGCTGTCGACGGCTGCGGCCTCGATGGCGGCGCGGGTGGTGGCTATGTCTTCGGGGCTGCTGATGGGGGCAGCGGTGACGCTCGGCAGGATGTCCAGCGGCGTCTGTGTGTAGTCGTCGCCGTCCGCGTCGGCGGTGCTTGTGAGTTGGCAGCAGTTGGACGCGTGCCGGTACTCTGCGCGGCTAATGATGTGCGCGGCCTGGGTGCAGGCCGCAAAGAGTATGTGTGTGAGGGTGTGCGGCTCGTCGCTCTGCTCGTTGCGCGTGAGGGCGGGAGCGACGCGGGGCCATGCGTCAGCGGCTACGGTCTGCGCGTCGTCCGGGTGCTTGATCCACTCCGTATCGGCTGCGCGTCCGGTGGCCTCGGCGCGGTGCTTGACGGTCCACGCCATTTTCTGCAAGGCGGTATACTGTTCCTCGCCGCTCATGTTTTCCCACTCGCGGCGGGCTGCTGTGGCGGCGTGGGCGGCTCTGTGCGCCTCTTTCAGGCAAAGCGCGAACTGGGCGCGGCTGCGCGTCTCCGGGAACTCCGCGACGGTGGCGCGGTACAGGCTCCACGCCTGCCGCATGATCTGTGATTTGCTCATGGTTATGATCTCCTTTATCCGGTTTATTTGAAGGGGCGGGGCCGCTTTGGTGCCCGGTGCGGCTCTGCTAGGGTATCCGGGGTGGGGGATGTGCCCTCAGAAGCTCGGCTGTAGCTTGATCTCCCAACGGCCGCAAATGTCGCCTGCGGCGTTTTTCTCGGCCTTTTTCAGGGCCTTTTCGATTGCTGCCGCTTTGTTGGGTGCGCTCACTGTAAATGCTTGGTGCTTGCCGCCATTATCCACGCAGCGGAAAGCGAACTTGTAGTTGCTGCTCATGATCTCATCTCCCCGGCAATGGTGAATTCTCCGGCCCATGCGCGGATGATTGATCCGGCCTCGGTCACGGCGGTGATCCATCCGCTGACGTTCGCGGCCTTGCGGCAGCGGATGACCTGCCCGCGTCCGGCGTTGTAGTCGATTCGCAGGCCCTCGGCGGCTGCGGCGCGGATCTCGGCGGGCGTGTGCCACTGCGGGCGGTCCGTGGGACTAATGTTGATTGGTAGCATGATATTCTCCTTTCAGTTCTCGGTGAAGTACCAGCGCAAGGTGGAATCTTCCGGGCTTTCTGAATCCATCCACGCATTAAACGCGCTGGGGTTGCGCTTTTCGAGTTCGTCCATGATCCAGCCGCGCGTGATCGCGGTTTCCGGTGATGTGCTGAGAAATTCCGTTGTTTCCCACGCTTTCAAAAGCTGTTCGTTCGTCAGCTTGGCGATGATTGCCGGAGCTGGTGCGGTTTCGTGTTTCACGGTGTAGGCTCCTTTCT